TCGCTGAACAACTTGCTTCTCAAGCCACATCTCTACCCATTCCGGGCGATATGCTCGCTGAGCAACTCGCTTCTCAAGCCGCTCCCGCCGCCGGTGGTCTTGGTGTCACAGCTCCAGCAGCCAAGACAGGTCTTGCTGGGTTTGGTCAGCGCTTCGGCCAAACAGCTTCCGCTGGTCTTGGTAAGGGTATGGCCGCTAAATACGCTCCTTACGCCGCTGGGCTTGGCTTGCTTAATGCTGCTAGCGAAGCATCCACGCCTACGGTTAGGATGCCAGAGGCGGAAGAGTACGAGTTCCCTCTAGAAAACTACCAGCCGCTTAACCTCAATTATCGACCGCGTGAGCTAACCCCCGGCGGTGAAATCCAGTTCTTCGACGTGGTGAACCCGGTTCCGCCCCCGCCCGTCCCCCGTAAGAAAGTAGGCCAGCGTTTTGCTGAAGGCGGCGAAGCCGAAGCTACAGGTGTTAATAATATCCCGATTGACCCGCAGATGTCGCAAATGTTGGCGGACTACACCCGCATGTTTAGCACGTCACCCGGTGCCATCACTGCGGCGTCAGGCTATCCTGCCCGTACACGTACGTCTGTTGGGGAAATTGATTTTAATTTGCAGGGTCCCACTGACGCATCGACTGGCACCCCCGGTGCACCTAATGTCCCCGGTTCGGGTGGGGAAACTACGGGTACCCCAGCTAACGTAAGCGACAGCAACACCATGAATGCCGCCAACACCCAAAACTCTGTTAGCAATACGCAGTTTGATATCAACCGGCGAGATGGCGTATATAGCCCCGATCCGCGTGGTCCTTACGTGCTGAACCCGTCACTTCCCGGCACCAACCTCGACGCCGTCAAAGTCTCTGGGCAGGGCGTGATGCCTGACTTCAAGCTCGAAGACTTGCATATCAATCCGGTCAATATGCCGTTCAACGGCACCTATTCGCCTCTGTCACCGGGCACCACGATCCCCGGTATGGAGGTCTCTGGGGACGGTATAATGCCTAACTTCACGCTGGACAGCCTGAAAGTGGACCCAGTCATAATCCCGCGAACCAACATATCCAGTGGTTACGGTGCCAGCGGCAGTATGGGTAACTACAGAGGCGAGTTCGGTGGCTCCAGCCCGTTCAGCAATACGGGCGGCAACTTGAACAGCATGAGTAGCTTCGGTAATAACCTCGACTCTCGGATCAGCGGGGGGAACTACACCCTCCCCCCACTCACCTTCACTCCTCCGTTCACACTCCCCCCGCTCACGTTCCCCGGTTCGGTTGGCGGCGGTAACCTACCCACGGACCCCGAAGAGTACGAAGAGGCAAAAGCTCGCGGTGGTCTAGTGAATATGAAGGATGGTTCCTTTGTCGTCGACGCTCGTACAGTCTCTGAACTCGGCAATGGCAGCAGCAATGCTGGTATTGAGCATCTGGCTCGCATGGGTGGTCGTCCTGTTCGTGGTGCTGGCGATGGGGTTAGTGATTCTGTGCCAGCACGTATCGGAGGCCGTCAGAAAGCTCGGGTGGCGCGCGACGAGGTAATCTTCTCGCCGGAGGCGGTCAGCCGCCTTGGTGCTGGTAACCACAGCAAGGGTACCAAGAAGCTCTACGCTCTTATGGGTAAGGCCCATAGCGCTCGCAAGAAAGCGGGCCGGGGTCAGGACACCAAGGTCGCCAAGGGTCTGGGGGCTCTGAGGTGATTATTTCGCTCGTCCCTTCGGATCACGTAATGAACGTGTGGCCTGCCGTTGCGGGTTACGTGGAGAACGCGCTTGAGTATACCGATGGCCGGTACGAGCTCGATGACGTGCTCGCCATGGTTGAAGGCGGCGGGTTCTTGCTCTGGATCGCCTTTGACGACGAGTCCATCAAAGGCTGCGTAATCACGCAGATCATGGAATACCCCCGCAAACGTTTCCTTGGCTGCCCCTTCGTTACGGGCGACAACTTCGCATCATGGAAGCAGCCTATGTTCGAGACCCTTCAGCGGTTCGCGCGGGATAGCGACTGTGTCGGCCTTGAGGCTACTGCGCGTCTTGGTTGGGCACGCGTGTTTAAGGATGACGGCTACGAAGCTATGTGGCAAACCTTTCAGCTGCCAGCGGCAGGAGTAAATCATGGGTAAGTCGGCACCTGCTCCCGCTAAGCAGGAAGTGGTAACCTCCACTAGCAACCTGCCAGAATACGCACGTCCGTATTTTGAAGACGTGATGGGTCGCGCAATGCGGGCATCGCGCAGCGAATATGTTCCCTACACCTACGAAGACCGCATTGCCGACTTCACTCCGGCGGAGCAGCAGGTTCGGCAGAACGTCCTTGGACTTGGCTCACCCAACCAGTTTGCGGTCGGGTCGGGCTTGGCGGCTAGCGCCGCGCAAGGTTCCATGGGGGCGGCAAACTACAATCCAGCGCAGTTTAGCGCGCAGCAGGTTCAGGCACCGCAGCTGGAGCGTTACGGTCTTCGGGGCCCACAGATGTTCGGCAACGAACAGGCCCAGCAGTACATGTCGCCGTTTATCCAGCAGGCGTTGGAGCCGCAGCGGCGCGCAGCCATCGCAAACGCGAAGCGTGGACAGCTTGTTCAGGACCTCGGTTCGGCCCGTCAGGGTGCCTACGGCGGGAGCCGCCAGCTGCTCGCTGGTTTGGAGCGTGAGCGTAGTCTTGGTCAACAACTTGGTGACGTCGAAGCGCGTGGTATGGAAGCGGCGTTTGGTCAGGCGCAGCAACAGTTCGAGCGTGACCGCGCAGCGGGGATGACGACGGACCAGCAGAACTTGGAGGCAGCGCTGCGGCAGCAGCAGCTGGGCACCCAGACGGGACTTCAAGCGGCACTGGCTAACCAGCAGACCGGGCTTGAAGCGCAGCGGCTCGGAGAGCAGTCGCGTCAGTTTGGCGCGAGTCAGAAGCTGGCTGGCTACGGTCAGGCAGGGCAGCTGGCGCAGACCCTTGGCAATCTAGGTCAGTATCAGCAGCAGGCTGATATTCAGCGGCTTGGAGCGCAGGGTGCGGCAGCGGGTGAGGTGCGTTCTATGGATCAGCAGCGCCGCGACCAGCGGTATGCCGACTTCTTGCGCCAGCGCGACTTCCGGATGGAACAGATTGGGTACCTTAACAACATCCTGCGCGGCCTGCCGGTGGGTCTCAGCACTACGAACACAACCTACGCAACGCCGCCGTCCATGGGTTCTCAGGTGCTTGGTGCCGGTCTCGGCGGCCTGAGTATGGCCCGCTTGATGGGTGGTGGTTAAGGAGGATTAGATGCCTAAACCGTTCAGCCTCCAGTCGCCCGAGAATATCGCCAAGGAATATGGCGGTAACAAGCAGAAGATCGCGCAAGCGATGCAGATGGGGCTTGTCGACCCCACGGCGGGTACCCTTGCGGGTATGTTCATCGACCGTATGCGCGGCGCGCAGATGCAGGAAGGCGCTCAGGCTCCGACCGTAGCGCAGCAGGTATTTGCCCCTCCAGCCCCACCTGCTCCGCCTCCTGGTGCTCCTCCGATGGGCGGTATGGGTCCGCCTCCCGGTGCTCCTCCGATGGGTGCTCCGCCTATGGGTGGTATGCCGCCTGCGCCTCCGATGGGTGCTCCGCCTATGGGTGCTCCTCCGATGGGCATGGCTGACGGCGGCTTGGCTGCGCTCCCCGTTCCGGATAACATGTTCGATGAACCCATGGACGGCGAGTATGCCGGCGGCGGCATCGTGGCTTTTGCTACGGGGGATGAGGTAGACTATAACGAAATCCTTCAAAAGCAGATGGCCTACTTCAACGACCCAGAGAAGCTAAAAGCTGACTACTTCATGGGTGGCCAACCCAAGCGCGAAGCTGCTGAACGCCTCCGGCAGTTCTATGCAGGCGCGCTTTCTGAGGAAGGCCTGAAGAAGCGCCGCGACGAGGATAAGTATTTTGCGCTTGCGCAGCTGGGTGCCACCATGGCGGGCACCCCTGGCAGCCTGTTCCAGTCATTCAGTGCGGGTGTTGGTAAAGCTCTTCCGGGTCTTCAGGAGTCGAGCAGGGAGCGCCGCGCAGAGCAGCGTGACGCCATTAAACAGCTGGCGCTTGATGAAGGTGCTACTAACGCTGAAGCACGTGATATTGGTAAGCTGGTCATGGATGGCCGCCTTAAGGCGACCGATATCGGTCAGACGATTGCCCAGATACGGTCTCGGGAAACCCTTGGCCGCGAAGACATTAAGTCGCGTGAACGTATTAGCGCGGCGGATAACGACGCACGTATCCGAGCAGCACTACTTGAGGCTGGTGCTGGCGGTAAGGACGGTATGCGACCGACTTACAGCGCCTCGGTAGAGCTTTCTGGTAAACAAAAAACTGACGTAGACGATGCTCTTAAAGAGATGATTAAAGCGGAAGAAAAGGGTGATTATACACGCTTTAAAGCGGCGGGTTCTAAGTACTCTACTGCGCTTCGCAATTACAACCAAACAATAGTGAACAAGCTTGGGTATAATCCTGAGCCTAGTGTCCCTATGGGGTTGTTCCCTAAAATGGGAGAACTTGCCAAGAAAGACACATCTATTGGGCACGGGCGCGTTTATGGTGGTAAAAAACCGGCACTGGGTTCCAAGGTGATGAACGCTGCGGATGAAATTCTTGCGCGTACCGGTGTCGATTAAGCTGACAACAGACCTGCATTTTTAAGGTGACCGTATGGCTTCCGCTGAAAAGTATGCCGCTTGGATCGTAGCCAACGCCAATAAGCGCGGCACTCCAGAATTTGATACCGTTGCCAAGGCGTACCAAGAAGCCAAAGCGCTTATGGTAAGCCGCCCCGTTGATTCCTCGGTTTCCAAGCGCGGTGCAGAGCTTGATGCGGAGGAGCGCGCCGCGCAGGAGAAGCTGGCGCAGGACACTCAGAGGCTCGAAGCCTACAACCAGAGTGCCGTTGGTAAGTTTCTTGCGGCCCCATCGCGGTTGTTTGGTGGGGAGTCGTTTGCTGAAGAGCAGCTTGCAAAACGTAAGGCGGATGCCGCCGAAGTTACTAAGCGCATCAACCGCGAGCGGGCTTTCATGGAGCGGGAGGGGCGTGCTGCTCCTACACCCACCTTTGGTGAACGTGTAGCCGGTACCCTTAAGTCTATTCCGCGTGGGGCCATCGAAGGTACGTCGCAAGCCCTTGGTACTTTGGGTGTTTTTGGTAGCGAAGGCGAACAGACCGCTCGCGCTGCGGAAGAACGCGGTACGGCTTTTGCAAAGAGCCTTGGACTGGGCGCGAGCGAAACCGCCGAGTTTGATCCGATGCAACGCAACCTCGAAGCATTTGGCGGCGGTCTCGGTAGTGTTATCCCGTATCTCGGTGCAGAGGCAGTGGGGCAGAGGCTCAAGCCGCTTACCAAGGCGGCCCCTTATGTTGCCCGTGGTGCGCAGGCTATCCTTGGTTCTGGTCAGGGTGCTTCTCAAGCGCGCCAGCAGATGGACGACTTCGAGAAAGAGACGGGGCAAGAAATTGATCCGACCACACGCAAGCTGGTGCAGGCTGGTGGGGGTGCTATCGGCCTGACTGAACTGCTGCCGGTTGGGCGTATGCTGGACAGCCTCCCAGGGCCGATCAGGACTGCGGTCAACAAGCGCATCACGGACATCGTCACTCAAACCGGTGCAGGGAAGCTGGTTCCGGAAGCCGCGCGCACTGCAATCCGCGAAACCCTTCAAGCAGTTGAGAGTCGGGCTGTCGGTCGAATTGCCACCCGTGGCGCACTTCCTGAAGCAACACAGGAAGGCGGCGCGCAGCTTGCTCAGAACGTGCTGGAGCGCGCGGCATACAACCCTGATCAAGATGTGATGGAAAACGTCGCTGAGAACGCTATCCTTGGCGGCCTTGTGGGTGGCACTGTGCGCGGTGGCTTTGAAACCACTAGGGCTCTTGGTAAGCGGGCAGCGGATAACCGGCGGAAGGCTTTCGAGCAGACTGCGGCCCCTGTTGAAGAGTTCGATATCAACGAGCGCAGTACGGAAGACCCCACGCAGCTGACGCGGCAACGGGTGCAGCGACTGACCGATCCTGATGAAGACGGTAACGTATTTGCCCGCCGCGCTGATGGTACCGTCTACCAAGCGTCGATGGCTGAGTTGTACCGCATGCGGGTCCCGACTGATGGTATCCGTGCTGTTCCTATCCCCGAGACGCTCGCGGCTCCGGCTGTTACGCAGCGCTTGACTGCCGCTCTTGGTGATACCTCGTCTGATCTAGATGTTGACGGCTTCATTAAAAACGTCGCGACGACGCTCAACAACGGCATGGCGTTGGGCAACCCAGAGAGCACGGAAGACTATATCCAGAAGCAGCGGAATAGCTTGCGTAGGGCGCGCATTTCGGAAGAAGAGCGCATCGCACGTATGCTGGTGCTGGACGAAGCGACGAAGCTCAACGACGAGTATATGAACCTCGTCACGATGCCGCCTGAAGGAGCTGCCCCTGACACCGCCACGGCGACACCGACATCAGAAGCCCCAGTGCTCTCGGACGAGGCGATTCAAGCTCAAATTGACAGCATGCGGGAGCAGGCTGCGCAGCGTGCGGAGGCACTAAAAGAAATTGCGGGCGACTCCAACCAGATTGATAAGGTTAGCATCTTCGCAGACCGCATGGCTCAGAGTGGTCTGGCGGCTCCGACGCCGGTTGAGGTAGCACGTCTGAATGACGCGCTGCGCGCGGAGTCTGAAGCCGAGACGGCTGCGGGTCGTGAAGAGACAGCCCAAGAGCGGCGGCGAGTCCTTGACCGTGCAAATATCATCGAGAGCGTGCTCTACGATGACCGCATCTCTGCGGATACCAAGGTTGACCGCATCAACGCCAAGATGCAGGGGAAGGGTCTTGGTCCACTTAGCCGGTACGAACTTGAACGTATCGCGGGTGTCGATTCAGCCAACGCCGTGTTTGGTCCTGAAGGTGAGTTTACGCAGCGCCGAGACGCACTGCTGGAGCAAGTCCTTGCCGATCCTACCATCACGGACAAGTACCGTGGGTTCACTGAGCAACTCGACCAGTATCCGGAGCTAGGCGACCCCAGCCCAGCAGAGATACGCATTTTGCGCGGCGATGCAGCGTCCCTTGAGGCACAGATTCCGGAGAGCGGAGAACCTATTACCTCTGAGCTGATCCCTGAAGGACCTGGCAATATCTTTGCGGATAGCGCCAACGCCGCTACGGTGACCGAGCCTGCGCCGGAAGTGGTGGAAGAGCCCGCGCCGGAAGTGGTGGAAGAGCCTGCGCCTGAAGTGGTGGAAGAGCCCGCGCCTACGGATATATTTAGAACCGACCTTACCGATTATGGTTCGTTGGTGGGGCGCAATGCTCCTGTGCCTGAAGAGCTGGTTGATGCTATCGCTGATAAAGTCATAGACCTTGTCGAAAATAACGATACGGCTACGCTTGCTGAACTCAGCGCGGACCCAGAACTTGGGCCTGTAATCCAGCAATTTTTTACCAACGAAAGCGCAGCGATTACCAAACGGGGTGTCGAACGCGCCAAGGCCGCACAGCCCGCGCCTACGGCTGCCACGCAGACGATCAACAACCCCGAAGAGGACGTCACTCCGGTCGAAGAGCAGCTGGAAGCCGATCCCAACACTGTCGAAGGTGCGTTCCCTGCATCCCCCAATCGTCCTCGTGCCGAAGCTATTGGCTTTGCGGCTGACATGGAACGCCGCGTCAAGAGCATGTCGAGCCGGTTTATCCGTGCGGCAAACTACAAATACCAGACCGCAGAGGACTACGCACGGGCACTGGCTGCCTCCTACGGCCTCACGCAACTGCCGCCCAACCTCAATGTGGCTCGTAAGTTCGAACTGCTGGAAAGCCGCAAGGTCGGTGGTCAGATGCGGCTCAACCGGTGGTATCTGCAACCGATCGAGGACAAGGTAAAAGAACTGGGCCTCGACCCCAAGGACGTCGGAATGTATCTCTGGGCGCGGAGTGCCGCTGCGCGAAACGCGCTGGTCCTTGAGCGCAGTGGTGAGATAAACGGCTCCGGCTTGACCGATGCCCAAGCGCAGGCTCAACTTGCCAAGCTTGAGCTCGAAGGCCTCGGCCCCGCGTTGCGCGAAGTCGCCAAGCTGCATGATGCCCTGGTGGATTATGTTGGCAACCAGCGGGTCAAGGCTGGGCTTCTCTCCCGTGCCGACTGGAAGGCTATGCGTAAGGCGCAGCCGTTCTACACGCCACTCAAGGGCTACGCGCTGAACGGAGATATGCAAGTCGATGGTGATCCTGATCCGCATAGTGCTGAAGAACGCGGCATCGCCGAGAGCAACGGAACCCGTATCCGTGAAGTGCTGACTGCGCGTGGGCGCGAGTCGATGCCGTTTAGCCCGCTCTTCAACCTTATGTCCGATGCGCAGTTTGCTATTGCCCGTATCGAGCAGAACAAGGTCAAAGAGGCGTTCCTCGACAACGTGCTTAGCGACCCCAAGAGCCACGAAGGCCTCGTCACGGTCTACACGCCGAAGAAAGAAGTGCATGCGGGCGGCCTGACCACGCGGCCTAAGATGGGGGAGAACGGCCCCGTCAATATGAACCAGCTTGCGGCCCAGAAGAACCCTAGCTTGATGATCGTCAAGAAGGACGGCAAGCCCTACTATATTGAGTTTGCCAAGACACCTGCGGGGAACGCCCTCTATCGTGCGTTTGCCAACATGACGCCGCCGGAACTGGGTAAGTTCATGCAGGCGGCGCAAGAGGTCTCGAATACCATCAAGTCGTTCAAGACCCGTTACAATCCGATCTACATCGGCACCACGGCTTGGGCTCGCGACTTCAACGAAGCTGTCGTTACTGCCTATGCTGCGCAGGGTATCAAGGGGGGCCCCGCAGCGGGCACCAAGCTCGCTAAGCGGACTGCTCGGTACATCGCATCATTGAGCGGTATGGGCACCATCACCGACTACCTCAAAGGTAAGGACCCGACCACGGCTGAAGGTGAAATACTGACGCTGCTGTTCGACCAATTCCTTGAGGATGGTGGTGCAATCGGTCACGCGCAGGTTATGGACGCTGAGCGCTACGCGCAAGATACAGCCAAGGCCATTGAACGTTACGCCGCTGCTAAACGCGGAGACCCTAGAGCCGCTGCGCTGATGGCCAAGGATATGACGGCGAAGGCGCTGGATAATGCTTCACAGCTTATCGATTTGCAGGCGCGCTTTGCTACGTATCGAGCAGCTATCGAGCAGGGTATCAATCGCGAGGACGCAGCTGCACTGGCGCTTGACTCATCGCTAAACCTGACACGGCGCGGCGAGCTGTCCCCTTACCTAGATACGTGGTCATTCTTCTTCAGCCCGACTGTGGAAGGCGCGCGCAAGCTGCTGTCTCAGGGCCGTTACAGCACGATTGCCCGTAAGTTGTTTTCCAAGGCGGTTATGGTCGGTGCGTTAATGTACCTCTTTAACCGCTTTGGCCCTGGTGCGGGTGATGACGATGAAGATGGGCGTCCGAACATCCTTGAGGTGAACAATCCAACTGCGCAGTCGCGGATGATCTTCCGATACGGCCCCGGTGTAAACGAGTATGTGGCTGTTCCCGTGGCTTTCGGTATGGGGTACTTCAATTACGCGGGCGGTCAGATCATGGCTGCGGTACTGGATGACATCCCGCCGGAAGAGGCTGGGTTCAATATCGTTAGCGGCTTCACGAACATGGCCTCGCCGATCAAGACAGAGGGCACCGAAGGGCTGACCAGCATCGTCAACTTCGTCATCCCTGACCCAGTGCAGCCGCTTTGGGACTTGGTCGTCAATCGCAGTGCTTTCGGATCAAAAATTTACAGCGACAAGTCTCAGTACGGCACACTGCCCAAGTCGGAGCTTGGACGTGAAGAGACCGGAGAAGTCTGGAAGTTCATCGCGCGAGGTATGAACTCTCTCGCAGGTGGCACCGATACGGTGGAAAAATGGACAAGCATGCAGCCGGAACAGTACCGGTACATCGTGCAGCAGTTCCTTGGGGGTGCCTACGGCTTCGGGCGCGACACGGTAGACTTGGTTGCGGGTGAAGCCAAACCGGATCAGATGCTCCTGAACCGTATACCGATCATCAAGTCGTTCTTCGGTAGGGGCGGCGAGTTTGCCCCCATGAACAAGTTCTACGAGGACTACGACGAGCTCAATGCGCTTTACGCGGTCTATAACGACGAGGAGCCCGACTCCGAAAAGCAGGCTGAGAACGAAGCGAAGTTCCCCATGCAGACCGATCCGGAGGTTATGGACGCCTTCGGGGATGCCCTGTCGGAGCTACGCAAGATCAACAAGGACAACAGGGACGGCGATTACGCTTCGAGAGAAGCGATGCTTGCGGACAAAAACAAGGTCTACGAAGACTTCAACCGCGTCTACGCAAAGGCCAAGCGGGGCGAATGAAAAAACCCCCGCTGGGGGGAAACCAGCGGGGGTTAGTACAACCTGAGAGGAGCAAACTCTCACGCGCCATATAGCTAAACGCGCCAGATACGTAAACCCCTGACGCCATCCTCGACGACAGATTTCATCACGACGCTGAATCGCAGCCGATCCATGACGGGGCGCACCTCTCGCTTTGCTCGGACGGGGTCGAGGCACGGGATAAAGATCGACGTGCCTCGTTTGAACGCCTTCCAGTTGACCTGGTAACTAACCTTCTCAACCTGCATCGGCGCTCCCGACACCTACGACGTCACCCACACTGAAGAACTCTTCCGAGGCAGTGTTGAGCTCCAGACAGTAGACCGGCGGGGCAACCATCTTCATGCCCTTGTTTAGCCGCTTAACCATCTTACCGGTAAGCACTCCACGCTCCGTGAGGTACTGCATGGTCTCTTTGTAGTTGACCTGAAACTGGGCGCAGTCGCGCTTAAACGGTGCAGCTGCGATGTACATCTTCTGCGTATCAGGCTCCCAGCGGATCAGAAGCTCGCTGCGCGGCTCCAGTATCGGAGCGGCATGCATGTTGGACCGTGCGTCCGCTTCTTCGTTGACCACCAAGATGCTCTGGATGTTGCGACGGATGAAGTCACCAACCACTTCGATGGCGTTGTTGCGCGGCGGCTGTACGTCCTCGCGAAGGCTGAGCAGCATCTTGCATGCCCAGTCGTAGATGCGCGGCATATCCCAGTCGATCAGGCCGATGTGCTTAGCAATCGCGCCCCCAGCAAGGTTAGCGGCCAGCACTGCCGACCAGAAACGCTCGCGCTGTGTCAGCTTCAGCTCGCGGTCAAGCTTCGACTGTATCTGAAGCGCGGTCTTCTTAGCCTGCTCGTGGTTGGCGACGAGCCACGCAGCATAGATGCGCCCAGCGTGTCCGTTGTTTTCCATCAGCTGGTGATCGAACATGTTCTTGGCCATCAACGGGTCAAGGGTGTCGGTGTAGTCGATCTTGTACTCCACGAGGCGCATGAGCTCCCCGTCAGGGCTGTTCTTGGCCACGCCCATCTTCTCGTAGAAGGATGCGTTCGATGAGCACAAAGCCATTGTCTGCCACGTAGTGGCATTGTGTCGCAGTTCGTTTGATGATGCTTTCACGCGGTCCTTACCGCGCCCTTGGGTGATGTTGTACACCAGCGTGGAGAAGTCCTGCGGTGTCATGTTGGTCATCTCGTCCACCGTGTACGGCAGATTGTTCATGACCCCGAGACGCAAGACCTTCGCGTTCAGGGTGTCTTCCTTCACGCAGCACAGAGCATCCGGCGTACCCCAGATGCTGTTGCACATATGCAGGATGGTGGTCTTGCCCGTACCGGAGTGCGGGTGGATGACGTTGAGCATAGCCCCCCGCTGGCCAAGGAACTTGAAGATCGGTGCGCCAAAACCTGTCAGCGCAGCGAACGCATGCGGCTCAAGACCAGGACGCCCGTAGAGGTTGAAGACCTCTTTCCATTTGTCCAGTGAGCCTACGGGCCCCATTCGTTCTGCGATTGCCGCTGTGATCGACGAGGGCGGGCTGTAGAACGTACCCTCCACCGTGACCTCCGAATCACCGATGATAAACTTGCTGTCGTTATCCGCCCAACCAAACTGAAGTCTCATTTGTTCTGCCTTTCGTTTTTCTGAAAGCGCCATCAGTGACGCTCGTATGTACTCTGCTAGATACTCAAACCGCTTCTTACCGCACAGAATGCTCTCCCCTGCGAGGAGCTTGCGCAAATCTCCTGGCTCTGAAATCTTGATGAGGGGAGCCGTGAACTCGCGGACACCGTCCTGCGGAGTGTGAAACTTGAAGACCGCCACGTCCTTCTCGATGGGGTCGCGCATGCGCTTCAAGATGTAGAAGTCATAGGGCAGCACGAGGATGTCGCCTTCCTCAGTGGGCTTGCCATCCCGCCCTAGGGGAGCCTTGCGGTAGATACCCCCAGCTTTGCCCCGAAAGAACGGGAACGGGTACTCAGGGATGATGTGGGTCTTGGGTGCAAACCCTTCTTCCTCCGGCTCCTCAACAACCACGTTGTCTTCTTCGGTGGCTGCAAGCACCTCATTGCCCAGCGTGATGGGCGACTTGATCTTCTCCGCAAACGGGCACCCGTCGCAGCCCCCTGGGTTGCCGCGCTCGAATGTCTCGCAGGTGTGCGGCCCGACAATGTGCTTTATCTTCTGTAGCGTCTTGTACGGGTCGTAGTCTGGGTGGCCCTCCGACATAGTGTGGATGGCGGTGTCTTGGTCTGCGCAGAACTTCGCTACCGACAGGGCGCTGAACCAGCGGTTCTCAGCCAGTGAGGTCCGGTTCTCGTAGCAGTCCAACAGCTGCTGGCAGCCGTTCCCAGCGATGCTACGCTGTAGGATTTTAGCAAAGCTCGAAGTGATGTTCTCTTGCAGCGACTTGGCAAGCTCAGAGAGCTCACGCTTGGGTGTCTCAAGCGGGATCAGGTCCGGTGCCTTCACCCCGAGGATGCTGTAAAACTCTTCGAAGTCTACGGGCTTAGCGGTCGCCAGCACCGTGACATTGTGCGGTGGGTCGTCCTTGTAGTTCAACGTGCCTGGCACGCGCAGGATACGCGCCACCTCGAAGACGGCGGGGTCCACGTAAAGCTCATGGGTGTTGCACAGCTTACGCAGCCGTTCGGCTACAGGCTCCCACTGCTCCCTTGTGACAGTTCCCGTCAGCGCCCAGTATACGTGTATGCCGCGCCCTGAGTTGACGATGATGGGACGGGGTAACCCGACAGTACGGCAGAAGGCTTGAAGCGCGGCCAGTCCGGTAGCTTGATCGACGTAGCCATCGGGGCGTCCCGTCTTGGGGTTGGGCTGCGCCTTGGCTTCACCGCAGTCGATATCAAGCCAGAATGCCTTGAGCCCTTGGACGTTCTCCTTGGTGCGGTTCGCGTCCGTAGCGTACTTGGCGACACCGAAGAACACGTTCCATCCGCCCTTCGAGCGGCGTTCAACGAGGACATCAACCTCTTCGCGCGTGGATAAAAAGTCCTGCCTTCGCTGCAATTCCTTGCCGGAGCCCTTGAGGCTCACGACAGCAAACCAGCCATCATCTGGTTGTACTGCTCTGAGAAGATCGAAGTCGGTCATATGTGAGGTCGCTACTCATCGGGCGCAGAACGCGCCTACAGAAAAAGAGCAGTGCAGGACGGGTGCCCTACGATAGCTTGGCGATATAGGCGTCCATCAACGCGCGGACCGGTGCGGAAGGGTTAGCCGCTCCAGTGAACCAGCTATACACAGTTTGGCGCGATACTTTGAACTCACGGGCCACGGCTGAAACAGGCACTTGATGCTTTATGCATGCCTGTCCCAGCCGCACCCCTAGAAGATGCCTATTGGCTTGGCCGTTCCGCTCTATGAGCCGCTGGCTGTAGCCATGCACCATACTTACTCGTCCCCGTCTTCGTCGCCCCAAGCGTTGAGGACTGAGGCAAGGTCACCCTGCGCAACCACAACGTCGGCTCCCTTCTTGGGTGCCCGCTTCTTGGGTTCCGTGATGACTTCTTCCTCCTCGTCATCCGGCTCGTCGGAGTAGACGACCTTGGGCTTCGGTGCCGCAGCTTCCTGGGTCTTTGCAGGTGCCGCTTCCTGCGCAGCTACGGTCAGCACGATCATCTCACGCGTAGCCGGATCGTTGCGCGCTGCTTGGACCAGTGCGTACTCTTCATCGGTGACGCCGCGCATCGGAGTGAACTGAAGCTCCATGGTCTCTGCATCGAGGTTATAGGCGATGTTGGTCACCACCGTGTCGGGACCTTCGCCGTTGGCGATGAGGAACTTCACATAGCTCTCGAACGGATGCACGTTGCCGCTGCCCTTACCGAAGAGCGACTTGGCGGGCACGTTGAACTGGTAGACTTCACCGGTTCCATCACCGGCCAACAGCAGCGCGATACGGCGCTGGAAGCGGCATGCACGGCCCTTACCGTTCTCACCTGAACCCACGACGTTCTTGGGGCACGAGGCGCAGTTGCTAGCCTGCGGGTTGCCCGCAGCTGCCTCCGGCTTATCACCCAGGTTCGACCAGCAGTCAGGCAGGGTCGGCTTGGCATCGGGGTCATACTTACCCGCGTAGAACGTACGGCTGACCTTGGGCAGTGCGTCAACGATGATGGCATTGAACTCACCACGGATGGCCTTGCCGATCTGCTCACCGTTAACGACACGCTTGAAGGTGCCGTTGGTGTTGGTGGCGATGCGACGGGTGTTCCTCGGGGTCGCCAAGGACTTAGCGAGGTCAGACAGTTCGCGCTTGGCTACCGTCGAAACAGCGCCTTCTTGCTTAAAGATGGTCAGGTTGCTCATTTGGTCTCTCCTTACTTTCCAGTTGGCTTACGTACGCGGACTACATATTTGGTATCGGCGTTCAGGCCGATGGGCAGGTCTTCTGGGTTATCCTCAAGGAACTGGCGCATGTTGCCGTTGTGGATGCGCTGCTCAAGCAGGAAGGGCGCATCTCGGTCCTTGATGAATTGATACATCGACTCCCAGTCACTCGTCCAGAACCGAGTGGTTGTCGAGCGGGTAACCGTACCGGCAGCGGTGCGGATGCTGTCTAGGTTCTGGTCGTTGCACAGCGTCAGCAGTGCTTCGGAGACGACGTCCTGCTGGGCCTTGAGCGCAGCTATCTCCTCCTTGTGTGCTTCTTCCTTCTCGTTAATCGCATCCCGTATCCGCCGGTATGTGAGCACGAGCTCGTCGGCTTTGGCATCTTGCATGGTTTGCTCCTTCTTGGTTGTCTCCCTAAGATATTCTTACACTACACAATGTCAAGCACTTTGTAAAATTTCTTGTCGGTACAGGTCAATAATTTGTCGGTGGTTGGCGATGTTACCCTTAAGCATCTGATAAAGCTTAACTTCCACGTCGCTACCGCTGATGTGCACGATGGTCATCGGGTGCTTCTGCCCTGGTCGATCGATGCGCGCGTTGGCCTGTAGGTAGGTCTCGACAGAGGTCGTCGGGGCGTACCAGATTATGGTGTCAGCTTCGGTCAGCGTGAGCCCGTGCGAGGCCGCCTTCGGCTGGATGAGGAGTACACGGGGATGCTCGCTGGACTGGAACCGCGCGACGATATCGCTGCGTTTGTTGAGGGGCACCTTGCCGTTGATGACATCGCAGCTGATCTTCTCTTTCTCTAAGGTGCTGCGCAACAGCTCGATGGTGTGGGTGAACGGCACAAACACCAGCACCTTGCGGGTGGTCTCCTCGATGGCCTCCAGCACGACGTTGATTCGGTTGCTGACATCAAAGTGCACGACTTCGCCAGTATCCGAGTAGACGGCACCCCCACTGATCTGGAGCAGCTTGTTGAGGCGGGCGGCTGCGTTGACGGCGCTAACCTCTTCCCCGTCAGCCTCCATGATCATCTGGGTCTTGAGGAGCTTGTAGTACTTCTTCTGCTGCGCGGTAAGCGGTGCCTCGCGTTCGGTGTGCGTCACCTGTGGCAGGTCCAAGCACTGGCTCTTCTCGAACCGTATGGCGGGTTGCAGTATGCGGTGCACGACCGACTTTGCCTGCGGTTTGACCCCCCACTTGAACTGCGTGATCTTGTACATGACCGAGTCGCGGAAAGACCCGTAGTGTGGGGGGCAACCTTCAGGGTTCACAAGCTTGGCAAGACCGTAGGCATCGAGCGGAGACTGCGCCGCCGGCGTACCAGTGAGCATCCACAGGCGCGGATCAGTTGTCTTGATGAGCCGGTTGAGCACCTTCCACCGCGTGGTCTGCGCGTTCTTGTATGCGGTTGCCTCGTCAACGACGATGAGATCGAAGCCCCCTGCGGCAATCGTTTCCTCCACGACTGCCACACCGTCGAAGTTGATGATGACGAAGTCAGAGCCGGCCTCAATGATCTTCTTGCGCTGCTTCGCATCCCCGTGCGCCACAGAGCAGCTGCGGTGCATAGCAAACTTAAACAGGTCCCCCTGCCATGCGGCCTTCATGATCGAGAGCGGGCACAGCACCAGCACCCGCTTCACGAGCCCCTTCTTCATCAGGTAGTCAGCCGACCAGATGACACTCGCCGTCTTGCCGGTGCCCGCCTCGCTGAAGCAGAACGCTTTGCGGTGAAGGCTGAGAAACGATGCCGTGGTCTTCTGGTGCGCGAAGGGTGTGAGCCTGCCGGTCCACTCGTAGTCCCGCAGGATGGGCGATGGGACATCTTCCACACCCAAGGCAGTCAGCTTTTGTGCTTCCTTGATACCCCAGTGCACGGCGACTTTGCTCAGGTCCTTGCGGCGCTCCATCAGGGCGCTCTTCTTTATCGACCCGATAATTGCCGCAGGCTCCCGTGTCTCCACGAGGAGAACCTTGTTATCGATGATCCGCATGTTTGCTCCTCAGTGCGGGTTATTTCTTTTTTCGTTCCCGCTTACTTACTTCTGAAACCAGGTTGTGCTTGCTGTCTCGCTTGAAGGAGCGGTTCTTGGAGGCGCTTTCGACGCGCAGACCGTCCCCGTTGGAGCCACCCTTGTCGAAGGCTTTGACGTGGGCAACGTCCTTGTTGTCACCCTTCTTTACCTTGCCTGCCTTGAGAGCCGCGCGCCGTGCAGCGTTGCGGGCCACACGGTTCTTAACTTGCTCGGGCTGCGCTTGGTATTTGGCAGAGGTTCCGTACTTGCGGTCTTCAGGATTCTTGTAAGGCATCACTTCCTCCGTGGCCGCCAGTGCTCGCAAGTTTCGACCGGACACCACCCACACAGCGGGCTGGATTTGGCGTTCCATATACCATTTTCCAAAGCCCCCTCCAAGCGGTCTAGCTCGTCGTTGAACACAGACATGTAGGTGGCTAGGTGCTCTCGGTAATGGGTCTTCTTCGGAAACTCGTTGCTCACCACGAAGGCTAGGCCTGACTTGATCTTCTGCACCTCCGGCATGTGCACGAACACAGCGCCTGCCATCAGATCGAGCTGGTGCATGTCTGCGTACTTGGCGTTCTTGCCGGTCTTGTAGTCGATCATGTGGGCGGTATCGCCGTCCACGATCAACAAGTCCACGATCCCACGCCACCATACGGCCTTATCGAAGAAGCTACAGGGCTCCAAGTCACGGGTAACCCCAAGCCTTAACTCGCAGTGCTTTTCCCCAGGAAATTGGGCCAGTGCTTCCACAGCGGGTCGCATGACCTTGTATTTCCCAGGGATCGGCGTTCCGTGTTTGATGTAGTGTTCAGCAGCAGCGTGAGCTTCTTCACCAAAAAGAGCCTCGGCCCCTTGAGTATCCTTGACATCCTTAGCCACCTTGAGGTGGTAGTACTTCTTCGGACATTGTGAAAAAGTCTTGATGCTGCTGTACGACCACGATGGCATTAGTTTTTAACTTTCAAAGAGCGGATTTCCGCCCAAGGATTGTACCAAGCCATAGCTTCCCCCGCAGTTTGCCTTACAGACGATCAGCCACCAGCTTAGCATAACCCGCGATATCGAGGAAGTTATCCTTGTGCGTCGGGTTGCCGTACACGACACGCCCCATCTTATGGGCGATCATCTCCATGCTCTCACGCATGTCAGCGTCCATGGCTTCCCAGCTGGGGCTGCTCCGCATGAGGTACTTCACACCCTGAATGAACTGCGCCTTGCTGGCGTAGTCACCGTAGTCGTTGCCACGCTCGGTCAGGACCGTGTCTACGCTGTTGTCCTCGGGGACAAACTCGGGCGCGGCTGGCTGTCCCTTGAGCTGCATCTCCCTATGTACAGCCCACGCATGACCATAGAGCATGCCCACCGTCTTCGCGGTTTCGGTAATGCTGTAGCCCCGCTCCAGCAGTTTGCGCGCCAAGGCGCTCTTCGTCAGTTTACGCTTAGTCATTGTTTGCTCCTTACTTCAGATTGCCACCGCTCTTCAGGATATCACCGTCGTATGTGTACGTGCCGGTGTGTGTCAGGCGGACAAAGGGGTGGGCGTATACTTTGCCGCCGTGCTTCCGCCACAGCTCACAGAAATGGTAGTCCTCCGACAGAAGGGCCCCGCTCTCGTCGATACTGGTAGCGAAATATTCGTGGGTGAGGGGTTTAGCGTACTCACCCGTATCTGGGTCTTGGAAGGATGACACTCGGTAGGTCGGCACATGCGGTGCAAGATGCTCGAACACACCGCGCTTGATAAGCATGAAGCCAGTGCCGCCATGGCGGACCTCGATGCACCCGCTCTCGTCGGACTCAGCGTCTGCGCCGCCAACCATGTTGAACACGAACGCCCCAGCGTGATGCTCTAGCTCATCCAGCTTGCCTGCGCTTGCAGCGCGCTTGACGCTATCCCAGTTCACTTCCTTCTTGGGGTAGATACCGCAAGCGATGTCTCGGTCAGTGAGCATAAGCTGCGCCACTGCGTCCCCGTCGAAGCCGATGTCAGCGTCGATGAACATCAGATAATCGTGACCGCTCCCCAGGAACACACGCGCCAGCTCGTTACGGGCGCGGGTGATAAGGCTCTCGTTGGTGATCTGGCACCACGCCACATGCACCCCCAGCTCACGCATCTTGGCGACCGTGAACAGCAGACCTTGCACATACGCACCTGTGCACATGCCACCGTACATAGGGGTAGCAATCATCAGGCTCGGGCGCTTGGCCTCGACCGGCTTCACCTTGATTTCGTCACTCACTTCATCTGCTCCTTCTTGTGCTGGTATACCTGCCGCGCAGCGGCGGCGAGGGTCACGCCGAAATGTTCAGCAATCTCCTCAAAGGGCTTACCAGCTACGTACATATCCCAAGCCACCTGCCGCTTTTCAGGCGTCCACCAGCCAGCAGGCTTGCGGGGGCGACTGACAATGTTACCCGTCACTTCTTACGCACCGCAAACTGGCGACCGATGTGAACGATGTCGAGTGATTCCGCAAAGGTGTTCACAAAGAAGTCCGTAGCTAGCTTAGGACGGTGGAGGATGTCGCGGCTCTCACCCCACAGGTAATCGTCGAATACCATCAAGCCACCCTGCTTCAGCAGCGGCCATGCCATACACGCATCGGTCAGCACGTCCTTGGCGGTATGGCTACCGTCGATGTAGATGAAGTCGTACAGGTTTTTACCATCGACCCAGTGCGCCAGCTTACCCGCCAGAAACTCGGTGGACGTAGCCTTGTACTTGTAGACGCGGTTGTTGGTCCTATCCGGCCCGTCACTTGCGAACCGTGTGTGCCCCCAGCTACCCTCGCGGCTACGGTGAAGCGCCGAATTGCAGTTGAGCGCCGCGATGATGTTGTGGTCGAACCGATCTTCGATACCCTGCACGGTCTCAGCGCTGTGCTCCTCGCTGCCTTCCCACGTATCAACGCAGTCGATCCAATCGCCAGGGTTCATCATATTCTCAATGATCCAGACGGCGCTACGGCCCTCGAACGAACCGATCTCAAGGAACGACTTACGTTCCGGCAGCAAGCCCTTTAGCTGCTCCCACACTGGGATGTTGAAGCTGAACCAGTCTTGCGTGAATTTGTAGTCAGTCATATTCTTAACTCCCGTGTGGGGCATCTGCTGCCCAAAGGATTTCGCTTACACGCACCTCAAGGCCGCGATCATTACCGCCGATCTGGTGGGTGTGGTTGAATGATGTTTTGTAGGCCTGCGAACCGGAATGTATATCTTGGAAATGCAGAACAGCCCACTCATGGTTGTGCCCAAACGCGGTCGCATACTCGAAGTATATAACCGTACCGTTTTTGAGGCCTAAAGCATAGTCGTAAGGGTCGTAAGTACTCTTTATCAGGGCAGGGGGCCAACCTGCGGCGGTAAGTTCGCGAGTGTTGTTTTGATACTCGGTATCGTGTAGCTTACTATTCAGCTCAAAAATCTGCTTCTTGAGCTTATCAATTTCATCGTCCATTGGTTTGCTCCTTTCATCAGCCCCCGTAGGAGGGGCCCATCTTGCTCTCACAGTTCAACGGCAACGCCGTTGCCCACTTTGGGCGGATACGCATACACTGCTCAACGAACGCACGGGCTTCATCGCGTGAGCTAGCGGGCGCTAGCGCACCCACAGCGTCATGCACGGTCATCACCACACGGTAGCGCCGCGCGACCATCAGCATCTGCTCACCGATCACGATGCGGGCCAGGGCCTGACAGATATTCTCGACGGCCTTCCCACCATAGATGCGGTTAGGGATGACGGCCTTACCCTTCTTCTGATCGTAGACCATCTCGGTCTTGCCCTCTGGGGTTCGCACCGTGCGTAGGTTGGGATACTTGATGGAGAGGCCGTTCGGCAGCTTGATACCGTCCGCACCGCACACCGTCAGCACACCGTCACGACCCAAGGGGGCAGTCTGGTTGCTGGCCATGGCGTCGAGTGCGCTCCCAGCTTGCCGCCACAGCTTCGGGATTTGCGCGTAAGCCTCCCGATACACCTCGATGATGCGCTTGCATTCGTCCAGTTCCATGTCCACGCCAAAGGTCTTCAACTGCGCCTTGAACTTGGCCGCCCCCATACCGTAACCGCAACCCAAGATGGTGGTCTTACCCACGAACCGCTGGCCGTCCGCCACCTCTTCGACAGGCACATTGTAAATGGATGACGCCATGATCTTATAGACATCCTCACCGGCATCGAAGGCGGCCACGAGGTCATCCTGTCCAGCAAGCCAGGCCAAGGTGCGCGCTTCGATCTGGCTGCTATCGCAGTCGATGAACGCATAGCCCTCGGGTGCCAGCATGGCTTTCTTCAGCGGTGACTTGCGTGGGAGATTCTGGAGGTTGACCTTGTCGTCGCCACCCCAGCGCCCCGTGTGTGCAGCGTAATAGCGCAGCGGAACAGGCAACGCACCACGCTCCGCAATCTTGATAAACCGCTCGGTGCGTGTCTCCTCAAGGGTGGACTTCACCCCTAGCCGCGCAGCGACAATGGCCTGCACCTGTGGGTTCTCATGCTCCAGCAATTCCTTGAACGCCTCGTCGTTCTTGGCAAACGCAAAGGTCTCCTTGCCTGTGGTTGGGCTGATCTTCATGGGCGGCACAACACCGTGGAACGTCAGCAGCTCGGCCAGCTTGGGGTTGCTCATCAGGTCGGCCTTCTCGTAGTTGAGCTTGGCCATGAGAGCTTCCTTCTGGGCTTGGACATTAGCCAAGTGGTCGGTCAACACCTGCTTATCCAGGACGAGGGCCGGCTCAGAGAACATTCGGATGGTCAGGTCGATCAGACGAAACTCCACTGACGGGAAGCCCTCACCAATGCGCTTGAACAGCTTGTACGTCAGCTCCACGTCGTTGATGCAGTAGTCGCCGTAGGCCGCCAGTTCTTCCGCCGTGAAGTCCAGTCGCCCCTTGCCCAGCGCGTTGACAACCTCGGTGCCCTTGACGCCCAGCCCATACCGCTCGACGGCTCGTGCCAGGCTATTGCCAGCATCCGGCCCATCCAGTGCCCGCAGCATGGACAGGGTATCCACAATGCGCTTGGGTCGGATGTCGAACCGCCAGTTCATGATGGCCATATCGAACATCGCGTTGTGCGCGATGGCGATGCTGTTGGCCCAGTCGAACCTATCCAGCCAAGCCTTGGTCTGCTTGACTGTGCCGGAGAACCACTGCGCCGGCTCGTCGTCCACCTTTACGGATACGCCGATAGCCTCAAAGCGCGAGTCACGGACATACTCCTCCGTTGTGATCTTCGACAGGCTGAACTGCTGGCTGTAGTAGGTCTCGAAGTCTACGGTCAGGATGGTCATTTTGCTACTCCTTGTGGTCGCACCCAGCGCCTGCCGCGCTTTTCGTGTAGGACTAAGCTGACCGGCCCGTCCTGCCCGTAGACCCATGCGTAGTGCTGGCCCAATATCAGCGCTCCATCCACCGTATCGGCGTACGCCTGCGCCACGACGTACCCGTCCTGCGTGACGCGCGCTCGGTATTCGGTCATACCCATTACTCCCCATCGCGGTCGATGGCCCGCTTAATCAGTATGTAGCTAGGGGCTACAATCAGTGCGACCACCGTCCAGAAAAGTATCGGGTCATGCATCGGCCTGCTCCCTCGCTACCGTTGCCTTGGCCTGCCACAGGTGCGCCTTGGCGCGCTCGGACAGCACCACTGGTCTCATTGCCCCGTCAGGGTATCGCCAGTAGAACCTACGGTTGTGGATCACCACGTTTGCGTCTCTGCTAGAACGGCGTTCGGCTGTCATGCCACCCTCCAGCAGCGGGCCACGTTGTTCTCACGATCGGTTCGCACCGTGAACTTGCCACCATATTTGCGCGCGTAGGCCGTCATGGCGGCGTTGAGACGCCCCACAGCCTTGTCACCGTTACGGAGCATGACACCCACCAGGGGTATGGTGAAGCTATCCCCAACCCGAAGCTCTGCGAACGGGTACTTGCGTGGACGCCCAACAGCCACGGGCGGCATGGGGATGCGTTCTTCAATCTCAATCATGCTGGACTTCCCTTAGTGACAGTTCCCTTATCCCCCCACTGCTCGGCCATAGCCTCGGCAATCCCTTTGAACGTGGTGCTACGAAGCTTCCACCGGTCGGCACTGGGTGGGAGGTAGTGCAGGCGCTGGCGCTGGTTGTCAGGTAGCGCATCCATCGCAGCCTTGACGTTGTTGGTCGGCACCAGAGGCGGCAGATTCTTCAGCCACAGGCACGTTGCCTTCTGCTCCATGTGGCCAAACATCCACGGCTGCACCAATTGCGTTTGCTTGACCCCACCGATCCGCTCCTTCGCATACTTGTGCATGATCGGGTTCTCAATGGCGATGCGCGGCACAGGTGCGTCAAGCAGCTCGCGGAAAAACTCAGCTGCCTCGTCCAGCTTCTCCCAGCGTGACGGGTCTTTGTGCAGCCACGCTACCCCACTGTTGGTGAGGTAGGTGCAGGGCGGGTGGGCAATCATCAAGTCCCAACCATGCCCGTGTGCAAGCACTAGGGCATCACCTTGGATGTGCCACTGGGGATCACCATCAGTCGGCAGCAGGTCGCAAGACCAGGCGTCATGCCCACGCGCACGGAACGCATCGCGAACCGTGGCGCTATATTCGCAGGCGACCAGAACCTTCACCTCAAACCCCCGTAAGTTCTGGCGTAGACGTGGTGGCCACCGTGTTCAGAAAGGGAATAACCGGCTGCTCACCACGCAAGGCAGCGTAGGCTAGCTGCACCTTGGCAGTGTTGATGATCTTGCCAGCCGTGTTGTTGATCTCGGCTGCCTGCTTTAAATCCATGTCCCCATCACGCAGCTTGTCGAACACTTCGATCAGGCTGTCGCGGATGTCGGTAATGTTAGTCATTGGTTTGCTCCTTGGTTGATGAACTTTTTAATCTTGGTTATGAGTTCGAGGGCTTCATTTAGCTGTTTACTATGCCCCCCGCCCTTCCAGCTTGGGTGTGTAGGGCCCTCCATTATACCGTGTATCTCTCGATACTTCATTATGTTGCGCGCTCTGAATGCGTTAAGACACTCAGACGAACAGCATAGGTGGGCGTCAGGATGATACTTGCGATGTGTCCGTTGGTTCAGTGACGGAGTAAAAACCGTTTTGCACTCATGGCATGAAGCATCGTCGTAGTATCCTGACGCTATCAGTTCTGCGGGCCGGTACTCTCTCCTAGTAAGTACCTGTGATTTCTGCGCGGGAGACTTCTTGTTTAGATTTTTCCAGCATGACTCACAGCAAAACCTGGTGTCGGTACCCTTTGCAAGCCACCTTGAACGCTTTTGGCTCGTTAACGGCACATCTGCACCGCAGAGTATGCAAGGTACGCTTTGCGGTACACTTGCTCGGCGTTCCTGTTCTTGCCTCCACTTGATACGGCGTTCCTCTTTCGCTTCCTTGGTGTAATGGCCGTTTTTCCATTGTGAGTGTGCAGGGCCTGTCCGCTTGTTGTTATGGTTATATGCAACCAAGCGATCCCTAGCAGCCTTTTGAGCCGGTGACCCCCATGGAGGCATCTTACCCGACTCCCACCGTGCCCGAGAATGTTGACCACGCGACAGGTGAAGGCACGGCTTTGAGCAGTAGACTGTTCTGGCCGCCCGAATGTTTTCACGCTGCTTTACACTAGGCGCAAACTCTGCGCTGCACACGCCGCACGTAGCCATCACACGCCCCCCTTCATGTCACGAACTAGGGGGCGCACCATCTCCCAGTTCTCCTCGTTAGCCACCACAGCCACACCGCCAGCGAGGCGGATGCTCTCGATCTCACGGGTTTGCAGCGCGGTCGGCCTGTTAGCGCCTGCCTTGCACTCAATGGCGAGGAAGCGACCGTTCACACAGGCGATGATATCCGGCACCCCACTGCGACCGTAGCCGTGCGTGGCAGGGAAAAAGTAGTACGCGCCCTCGCTCTTGAGGACGGACTCCACCTTAGTTTTTATGCGCTTTTCTGGTGTTTGCGCCATGAGTTTGCTCCTCTTGGTTGGGTGTTCCTACCCTTTTTATATTGGTTGTCAAGCGATACCCGTGCGCTCCCTCGCATAGGCAATCAGCACCTCGCGCATCTCGGCACTCGGATTGCGGAACCGTTTGTAGAAGTCGAGGATATCCTGGGGGAGGCGCATGGTGACGTGCGTCATGCGTGGAGGGGTGAGCGGTGCGAGATGTGCGAGATGTGCCTTGTTCATTGTGTGTCCTTCATCAGTAGGTGACGGTCGAGGCGGTCAAGCACCTCGGTAACGTCAGAGAGCAGACGCGCTGCTTGGTTGGATTCGGGTACGCCATCGACGATGTTCCAGTCGGCGTGATTGTCGAGGTAATCGTAGACACCGCACAGTGCGCTGTGGATGTCGATCAGAAATGTGCGGTGGATGTCGGGCATCTCATCTGCTCCCTCAGTGTATCGGCGGCAGCGGTGAGCGGATACCAGGAATGTCAATCCCTGCGCCGTCCAATGCCCGTATCAGTGACGTTATGAGGTGAGCATGGTTCATCGTGATATCGATGATGTCTTGCATCGCCTCGGTCAGGGATTCGATGGTTTCCTCTTGCGCGTTGTCGTCGTGCATCTTCAGTCCTCCCGTGTGTCATAGCGGTAATCACCATAGGCAGCTTCAGCGTCCATGATGTCCTCACTGACCCGTTCGTGGGCGTACTTGATGATGGCTATGTCCTCGGCGTCTGTGGTCTCGATGCTGTAGCCGTTGTGCCGCACGTCCTCGATTCGCAAGTCATCGCCATCAGTCTCATAGATCACCTCGACCTCCCAGACCTCGTCCCCCCGCTCCAGCTCGTAATCGAAGTGGAGGGTGTATCGCCCGCTATATGCACCGTAGCCGTTCATGTGCTTGCTCCTCAGTTGCTATCCCAGTGGTGGTAGCCCGCGCCGTTGTCGCCACGGCCCCTGTCGTAGGCGTCCTCGCGTTCCTCGTCGGCCCGCTCCACCAGCACCATCGCAAGCTCCTGCCAGTTGGTGTCGGTGTTGGTGCCATACTTCACCCAACGCTTCAGGCCTTCCCAAGGCAGGGTGCGGAAGTAATCACGATCCTTCTTAGTCATTGGTTTGCTCCTTCTTCGTTAGGCCCAGCGCATACAGGCGCTGGCGCAGGTGGTTGGGGGCAAAGCCCCACAGGCCAAGCACGTTTCGACCATACAGAGCGCACTCCTTGTTAAGCTCTGCCTCAAGGGCGCGTAGCTGTGCCTTGGCCTCGTCGTACTGGTGCAGCAGCGTGAACACTTTGAGTTCGTCGGTCATGGTTTGCTCCTCAGTAGATTTCGATCTCGCGGCGGATACCCAGGCGATACTCACGGTACATCGAACCGCCGCCCTCTGTGTCGTCGTTGTCCTCGCCGATCCGCACCATCTCCCAGTGCGCCCTGTGGGTTGCGTGTTCCTCGGTGTTGAACGCTTCCTCGAACTCCCGCACCGCAGCCCATGCTGATTGGACATATTCGTAATCGTCGTACCACTTCACATCGTCGTACTTCACGGTCACTAGTGGGTGGTCGTCGTATTCGAAGATGCTGCACCAGGCTTTCGGCCAGTGCTTATCAATCCATGCCGCAATCTCGCTGGTCTCTGTTTCGCCCGCTGGGTAGAAGGCGAACATCACATCACTACGGTAGCCCATCTTGCTTCTCCTCAAGCCATCATCAGGATGAAAACACAGGCGACCAGTGCGGCCACCACGAAAACGGATTGCACGGGGGTCTCCATGTTACTGCTCCCCCCGCGCACGGATGGCAGACTGGAAGTCCTCCTCGTTCTCCACCACGTTCCAGCGGGCGATGAACGCTAGCAGCCACTGCCAATGCTCCCCCACCACCAGAAGTAGTTCGTCGGCTGACATGAGGGGCAGGTTGTTCGTGTCGCAGTACTCAGTCAGCAGGTCAGTCAGTGCCTCGGTGCTGTTGCTACGCACGATGTCGTCGAAGTCTGTCATCTGTGTCATGTGCTTGCTCCTCAGTTGGCGAAGTAGATTGCCTTGGCCTCTTCAACCGGCAGGTCAGACAGGTAGGTATAGGTGGGATACTTGGCCTTCATCACATCCAGCACCATCCAGTGCGTCTGTGGTTTCTGTACAGCCAGCTCCCAGACGCCAGCCACGTCAGGCTTGGTGAACAGCACCTTGGCCTTCATGGCGCGGGCGAAATCCTTGTCGCGCAGCCACTGGTTGACCAGATCACCGCAGACCATTTCCAGGTTTTGCTCAAGGGTCATGCCGTAGGCTTCATACGGTTTGTAGGTCTCGCCGATTAAGGTGTTGAGGGTCTCAATGTCGGCATAGCCGCGCCCGCCCTCGCCGTGGAACTCATCCGGCCCGCCGTGGCCACGGTTGGACACAGTCCCCCAGCGTTCACCGTCCACATACAGGACAGCCGTGTAGCAGTGGGTCTCCTCGCTGAAGTGTGCAACGCGCTTGATGTTGGACAGCGCGATGTGCGGTGCCTTGGTCAGTGTGATCGTCATATGCTTGCTCCTCGGTTGTGCGGGTTGCTCCCGCTGCTAATTGTGTGACACGCTGTGTGTCACAGGTCAATGGGGTTTTTTACATTAGGCTTCGCTTGTGTCTTCCTGCTGCGATTCGATGAAGTCCCAACCGGCCGCGCACATGCGCTGCTCGACCTTGTCGGGGTTGACCCCATCCAGTTCCTCTGGGTCAAAGGCACACACCGCAAACCCAGCATCACGCAGCAGTTTGAGCGCATCCAGAATCTCGTTGGTGTAGGTGAACATCACTTCTCTCCTTTTATGACAGTTCCCTGCCCTCGACGCCCAGCGCCTCGGATATCCAGGCCATTGCGGTCTTCACGTCATCAACACGGGCGGGGTTCGGCTCAGTGTCCTCCCAGTCCCAGATGGCCTCCCACAGCGTGTCCAGCCATGATGCGGGGTTGTTCGCATTGGGTTTCATCTCACTCTCCTTTCCTGGTTTTTAGTTGTGGGTGTCGGCCATCTTGGTGACGTAATGCACGGGGCGTTCGTACCGGCCCGCACTGTCGCGGGTGACGCTAACCCAGCGGCCGCCACTGGCAAGGCCCACTGTCTGCCCATAGTTGATGTTCACGCCCAGCGGCCACAGTTCGGTCAAGGCCTCGCTGTCCAACGCCTCGTTCAAGGTATCGAACCAGTTCTGCCCCGTGCGGTTCAGGTCAATCACGCGCATCTCACTCTCCCTTTGGTTTGTCGTGGCCACGCAGCAGGGCGTGGATAAGCTTTGCCTCTTTCTTTCCGATCGGTTGGCGGCTGGCCTTGATGGCGCGGTTCACCGCTGTTTCGTTATAGTTGGTCATGGCTTAGGCTCCAGATCAGTGAGGAAAGCGGCTGTGAAGTGGCTGATGTTGTCATCAGTCCGGATGTTGGCGATGCCATCGCTAATCCGGTCAATGGTTCCGGTGCGGTCGTTGCTGATAATCCGCACCTTGTCGCCAAGGTTAAACGTGTTGGTCATGGCGTTAGGCTCCCCCAACAGTTCGGCCAACAGTTCATCATCGCTCAGGTTGGCCAGCACATCATCCAGCGTCATTGCGGGGTCAGTGATGCCGTAAAGCAGCCAGTTTGTGTTGGCCCTGCCACCGGCCTTGTCGGCCTCTTGCATGGTGGCGAAGCCGCCCACGGTGTGGATGATGCCTTCATCACCCCACAGTTCATAAGCAAACTTGCCGGTGGCGTTTGCGTCCTTGCCTGTTGACCAGCCCATGATGTTCACTCCCTCGTTGATGTTTCTAAGCTAACCCGTGTGCCACACGGCGTCAAGGGTAAAATCGAAAACTGATCGAAAATAATTTAAGTGTCTGATTTCGCAGGGTTGTTATGGAAAGTGTAAGGTATGTAAGGAAAACGGCAAGGGGTTCTTACATTAGTTTTGCGGGGAAAACGCAACAAAACCAGTGGGGTAGTAGTATAGTAAATAGTTTTGTAAAATAGTAGGATTGTAAAAACGGAAATACGCCAGACTTTTTTTGTCGCACCCATCGCTGTGCCACACAAGTGCGAGCCAGTTTCGCCGAAACCGAAAAAGTTGAAATCCCGCTCACACCCGTCTTACATTCCTACAGTTCTTACACCATTGAAATCATTATCTTTTTTTCTTACACAACATCTTACACAACCCCCATTTCTTTACGTTTGTTTTTCCTGTTGCCACGAAAACCGTAGCGTGTTAGTCGTGTGTTCACGACCTCGGGAAGCCGGAACCGCCGCCCACCTATGACGGTTCCCGCCCACGCCTGGCTCCAGGCCAACGCCGTTCCTGTGGGGCTGGCAATGCCAGCCCCCCTCCCCTCAATGCCGCGCAATCTGAACCGACACGCGCGCCTTGCTAGCCGTTCCCATGCAAGCCCGACACGTGGCGCAATTGGTCACGGCCGCCTTTTCTTTGCTGGCAGGGCAAACGGTTTCTAGGCCTTTGACGTTTTCAAATGGCTTGGCGGTGACGCGAAACGTCCGAAACCCGCGCTTATGTGCGGCCAGCATATCGGCCAAGCTATCGGCACTGGCCATGACAAGCCGCGCCCAATCGATACCGGCCGCGCGCCATTGGTGCGTGTATCCCGTCCAACCTAGTGCCTTGCTAGCGGCCGCTTGCCATATGCCTATAGGCGCGGCGAAGGGGTCGCCATAGGAACCAAAGCGAACCATCCGGCCCTCGCATAGGCTGGCAATGTCGGCCATAGTGGCGCGGGGATATATGCCGCGCTGATACCCATTGTATACCGACAAGGGGGCTTGGAACGTCTTCACATAGCAGGGGACAAAGGCCTCACCGCTAGCCGTCACAGTCTCCCGCATAGCCGGCCGGTGTGGGCATTGGCCGCAAATGCTAGCGTCATCGCCAGACTTAACCGCATGGTGTGGCGCGATATCCGATCGGATAATCCATGTCTGTATCATGTCGCCAGTCTTGGCGTTTGCGCTGCTATTCGCAAAGCCCGTGGCAATCACCACGATAGGCTGGCCGTCAATGCCGCTAGGGCCTTCATACAGAATATAACCGTTTGGCTTGGACATGGTAATTACTCCCGTGTGGTTTGATTAGTACTTAGCAACCTTGCCCAATTGCTTAAGGGTGGCGGATACTAGGCCGTGATCGTCCGGCATATCGCCAAGGCCCAAAAGATCGAGCGCGGCATAGACGGCACTGAATGTATCACGTTCGGGGTGGCGGGCTTTGATATCGCGGGCAACACGCACCAACACGGTGACGGTGTGAAGCGATTTAGCGAGCGGTTTGTTCATGATGTTACTCCCGTGATGTGATTAGCGGATGACGACTAGTTCGGACGCAAGGAAAGCTTGCTCAAAGCCGCCAGTATCCGGCTTGACGTTAAACCATTCATCTTTGCCGATGACGCAAATGTCGGCAATCTTGCCACGCAAACCGTTGATCGTGATGACGTTTGCGCCCTTGCGCTTTGCTTTGTGCGATGTGGTCAACATGGTGATTACTCCCGTTTGATCTTTGTATCGGAGGCCGCAGGTTGCACCGTGTCGCCGTAGCAGTCCGGTGCGGTGTTTGGCCGTTCGATGTTCCAAAGCTAGCCGGATGTGGCACACGTGGCAACAAGAAAATGAAAGAAACCCGAAAATAATTTATAACCCGTTGAGATCAAACGAAATAAATCTTCGCTCTCATCGTGGCGCGACCGAAACGCTACCTAGCCAAAAGCAGATGACGCGCGTGGGCGCCGCGTGTGTCGCGTGTGTCGCGTGTGTCGCGTGTGTCGCGTGTGTCGCGTGTGTCGCGTGTGTCGCGCATTACGCGCGCCTGGCGTGTGGGGGTGTGCGCCCGCGCGCGCCTGGACGCGCACCCACCCGCCCCCGACCCCCCCTGTATGGCTTTGGAGTCCCAGCGATTTACATACATAGTATTATGCACAGCCCCCCACGCACTTTTCCAAACCAGCGACCCCCACCCCCCTTCTATTAGGAAGACCCCCCGTCAGGAGTCCCAACCTCCCCTTGCCCCCGTAGGGGGTATATTATATAACCGTACTGCGCCTCGCCCCCCGTCCTCTCCCCGTGGTGTGCTGCGGATAATCGGAATAAACGTCGTCTGACCCACGACGGGCGCTCCAGCTTGCTTCTTGGCGGCATTTCGGTATAGCCCTCGCTCCCTCCCCTAGCGGGGTAACCCGGATGATCAGCAGCATCGCCCGCTGCTGGGGGGCCGGACCCACTTTACAAACTCCCCCGTACGCCCTTATAGGCAAGGTCTGCTCCCACAAACCGGACGCTGCGCATGCCCATTGCCAAGATCGAACCCACGGATAAGCATCCCATCCCGTACTCGCTGGATGCTGATGAACCCGAGGATTATCTGACGCAGGTGCTGATCGCAGGGAATACCGCCGATGTACTTGAGCAGCTTGGTGCCCCCCTCGAAGTCGACGACAGCACGTTCCATAAAGAGAAGGCGCTGATTGATGCGGCGTTGAAGGGGAAGAACCCAGACGCCTTGCGGCAGTATCCGGCAGCGGTAGCTGCATCTGCCTTCGTTAAGCGGTATGGAAGCAGCATCGCGCATGAAGTGTCCGAGGTGCGCACGGCTTTGACCAACAAGCTGCTTGAAATTGCCGACTGCGGAGACACCAAGCACGAACTGCGTGCGATTGAGCTGCTGGGTAAGCACGTCGATATCGGCCTGTTCACCGAGCGCAGCGAGATCAACATCAACTACAAGGACCCCGAGAGCCTGGAGAAGGCAATCAAGGAGCGGGTCAAGCGGTTGCTGAACGCAGACATTATAGACGTGACGCCTGTCGGGATGGACCTCGACGAGGAGCTAGGCGTCTTCGAAGGTCCCGACGAAGAGCCGGAGGGTGACGAGCCCGATGCTTGACGACATCTCCCTCGTAGACATCCCCAAGATACTCCACAAGCTGCCGCCGCGCGAGCAAGAGCTCTTGCTGGCTGAGCTGGACAAGTTGGCCGAGATGAAGCAGCGCAAGCTGTCTCAGACCAAGTTCCTTGCCTTCGTGAAGGAGGTATGGCCCGCGTTCATTGCTGGGAGGCACCATGCGAAAATGGCGGATGCGTTTGAGCGGGTGGCTCGGGGCGAGTGCAAGAGGCTTATTATTAATATGCCTCCTCGCCACACTAAGTCTGAGTTTGCCTCTTATCTATTGCCTGCTTGGTTTCTGGGGAAGTACCCGCACAAGAAGATCATCCAGTGCTCCCACACAGCTGAGCTCGCCGTTGGTTTCGGTCGTAAAGTCCGTAACTTGGTTGATACGGATGCCTACAAAGCAATTTTCCCTGATCTTGCGCTGGCATCCGACTCCAAGGCAGCAGGACGGTGGAATACCAACAAGCAGGGCGACTATTTCGCTATCGGTATTGGTGGTGCCGTTACCGGTAAAGGGGCCGACGTCCTCATCATCGACGATCCACACAGCGAGCAAGAAGCTGCGCTGGCCGAAGTGAACCCAGATATATACGACAAGACCTACGAGTGGTATACTTCGGGCCCCCGTCAGCGTCTGCAACCAGGTGGGTCCATCGTCATCGTCATGACACGGTGGTCGAAGCGAGACCTGACGGGCCAGATTATCAAAGATGCGGCGGCCAACGAGAGCATTGGCGAGTGGGAAGTCATTGAATTTCCAGCAATTTTGCCCAGCAACAACCCGCTGTGGCCCGAGTTCTGGGAGTTGGATGAACTTCTGAAGGTTAAGCGCGACGTCCCTAACAGCAAGTGGATGGCGCAGTACCAGCAGAACCCCGTGTCTGAGTCTGCTGCTATTATTAAACGTGAGTGGTGGAAGACGTGGGAGCGCGAGAACCCACCCCAGTGCGACTTCCTGCTACAAAGTTGGGACACGGCCTTCGAGAAGACGCAGCGAGCGGATTACTCGGCGCAGACCACATGGGGTGTGTTCTACCACCCAGACGACAACGGTATAGATCAGGCCAACATCATCCTGCTGAACGCGGCGCGTGACCGCGTGGAGTTCCCTGCTTTGAAGCAGTGGGCCATCGACGAGTATAAAGAGTGGGACCCAGATAGCGTCATCATCGAGAAAAAGGCGTCAGGGGCACCGCTCATCTACGAGATGCGGTCCATGGGCATACCCGTGCAGGAGTTCACCCCGACAAGGGGTAACGACAAGATCAGCCGTCTGAACGCTGTGGCGGACATATTTGCCTCTGGACGGGTGTGGGCCCCAGCAACGCGCTGGGCTGAAGAAGTCATTGACGAGGTGGCTGAGTTCCCTGCGGGTAGCCACGATGACTTTGTCGACACCGTCTCCATGGCGATGCACAGGTTCCGGCGCGGGGGCTACGTGACTACTGCGCTAGACGCAGACGACGAACCGCTGTATTTTAAAAGCTCACGCAGGCAGGGTTATTACTAATGGCAATTGACAAGGCTCTTAACGCCGCCCCCACTGGCTTGACTGCTATGCAGCCGTCGCTGGACATCGACGAGCTCTACGCTGAGCCGAACGAGCCTGAGATCGAGATCGAGATCGAGCTCGACTTGGACGACGAGGGGGAAGAGGACGAAACGCCTCCGGGGTTTGACGACAACCTTGCCGAAGACATGGACGACGGGCAGCTGACCGAGCTGGCGGGTGACCTGCTGGGTGAGTTTGATGAGGACATCAGCAGCCGCAAGGACTGGATACAGACCTACGTCGACGGCCTTGAGCTGTTGGGTATGAAGGTCGAGGACCGCACCGAGCCGTGGCCCGGTGCCTGCGGTGTGTACCACCCGCTCCTGTCTGAAGCTCTGGTCAAGTTCCAAGCTGAGACCATGATGGAGACGTTCCCAGCACAGGGGCCGGTGCGGACGCAGATCATCGGTGAAGAGACGCCAGAGACGCGTGACGCCGCCCAGCGTGTGCAGGCGGATATGAACTACGAGCTCACCGACGTCATGACGGAGTATCGGCCCGAGCATGAGCGGATGCTGTGGGGTCTGGGCCTGTCAGGTAACGCCTTCAAGAAGGTCTACTACGACCCGAGCTTTGGCCGTCAGACGGCTATGTATATCCCCGCCGAAGATGTGGTGGTGCCTTACGGTGCGTCCAACCTTGAGACGGCAGAGCGCGTCACCCATGTGATGCGTAAAACGCCTAATGAACTCAAGAAGTTGCAGTCAAAGGGCTTCTACCGCGAAGTCGAGATGGCTGACCCCGTCGACAGCTTCGATGAGGTTGAGAAAGCCATCGCGGAGAAAATGGGCTTTCGAGCCAGCTCTGACGACCGCTACAAGCTGCTGGAAATGCACGTCGACCTCGTGCTTCCGGACGACGAGTTTGCCAAGGACGAGTCCAAGGCCGGCATCGCCGTGCCTTACGTAATTACCATCGAGAAGTCGTCGCAGACCATCCTCGCTATCCGTCGTAACTGGAACCCAGACGACGAGATGAAGCAGAAGCGCAACCACTTCGTGCACTACGCGTACGTTCCGGGGTTTGGCTTCTATGCCTTCGGTCTCATCCACCTCGTGGGTGCCTTCGCCAAGTCGGGCACCAGTCTTATCCGTCAGCTGGTCGATGCGGGTACGCTGAGCAATCTGCCCGGTGGCTTCAAGACCAAGGGTCTGCGGGTCAAGGGTGATGACACCCCCATCGCTCCGGCTGAGTGGCGTGACGTCGATGTGGCGTCAGGTACGATGCGCGACAACATCATGCCGCTGCCGTATAAGGAGCCCAGCCAAGTCCTCTACAGCCTTCTGGGTACCATCGTAGAGGAAGGCCGTCGCTTCGCTGGCGCTGCTGATATGAAGATCAGCGACATGTCGGGTCAGGCTCCGGTCGGCACGACGCTGGCTATCCTTGAGCGCACCTTGAAGACCATGTCGGCGGTGCAGGCGCGCATCCACTACGCGATGAAGCAGGAGTTCAAGCTCCTTAAGAACATCATCCGCGACTACACCTCGGACGACTACGGCTATAAGCCAGAGGTTGGCCCCAAGCGCGCCAAGCAGAGCGACTACGACAAGGTGTATGTCATCCCTGTGTCGGACCCCAACGCCGCCACCATGGCGCAGAAAATCGTCCAGTATCAGGCGGTTATCCAGTTGGCGCAGTCGGCTCCGGGCATCTACGACATGCCTTACCTGCACCGGCAGATGCTTGAAGTGCTGGGTATCAAGAATGCCCAGAAGCTCGTCCCGCTGCAAGACAGCGACGAGATGAAGCCCCGCGACCCGGTCAGCGAGAACATGGACGTCCTGAACATGAAGCCGGTCAAGGCGTTCATGTACCAAGACCACGAAGCGCACCTTGCCGTCCACATGGCGGCTGTTCAAGACCCGAAAATCCAGCAGATGGTGGGGCAGAGCCCCAACGCACAGACCATCATGGCGACTATGACGGCTCACATGCAGGAGCATCTGGCGTTCGAGTATCGCCGTCAGGTGGAAGAGCAGGCGGGCGTCCCGCTGCCGCCGCCCAATGCTGAGATGGACGAGAAGACCGAGCTGGAGGTGTCTCGCCTTGCCGCTGCCGCTGCCCAGCAGTTGCTCAGGAAGAACCAAGGCGAAGCTGCCCAGCAGCAGGCTCAGCAGGCGGCACAGGACCCAGTTATGCAGCTTCAGCAGGCCGAGCTGCAACTCAAGGCCGAAGAGCTTAGGCAGAAGGCGCAAAAGCTTCAGGTCGACGCCGCAGATAAGGCGGACAGGCTGGACATCGAGCGCGAGCGCATCGCCGCTCAGAAGGAGATCGCCGGTCTCAACGCTGGGGTCAAGGTTGCCACCGACAAGGCACGTCTGGCGTCAGACGAGCAGCTCGAAGGGCTGCGTGTGGGCGTCCAAGTTGCTCGTGAGAGCATGACGAGTGAGCAAAAGCCGGCTTAAACCCCGGCGCAGGGAGAGACTAAATGAGCAACGACATCTTCCGCCATCTGGCGAACAAGAACAACGAGGAGATCAAAATCCTCTCTGACGATTTGGCGCGTGGGCACGCCAAAGACCACGGGGAATACAAGTACGCCGCTGGCGTAATCCGTGGGTTGATGATGGCTAACAGCTTCATCGCTGAAACTGCCCACAAAATGGAGACTGACGATGACTGATACAGAGGACAAAACTCTGTTCGACGAGCTACCTACCCTCCGTAAAATGACCAATGTCGAGGCGGCTAACCAGCCGGTTGAAGACAAACCCAAGCAACTGCCGGAACCATCGGGTTATCGCCTTCTGTGCGCGGTGCCTGACGTCGAGGAGAAGTATGCCAGTGGTCTGTACAAGGCGGATATCACCCGACACCACGAAGAGCTGACCACCCCAGTGCTGTTTGTGCTGAAAATCGGCCCCGACGCCTTCAAGGACCCCAAGCGGTTCCCGAACGGTCCGTGGTGCAAGGAAGGTGATTTCATCCTGACCCGCCCGATGGCCGGTAGCCGTGTGAAAATCCACGGTCGGGAGTTCCGTCTTATCAACGACGACAGCGTTGAGGCTGTTGTGGACGATCCGCGAGGCATTTCGCGCGCCTAACGGGAGCGTTTTCCCGTACAAAGGAGAGAAGTGATGGCTACCAAGCCTATTGACGACGACATCCAGTGGGAAGTCGAAGCTGAAGACGACGAAAAGCCTCAAGTCGAAGTGGTCGACGATACTCCGGAGGCTGACAGGGGCCGTGAGCCCATGCCGAAGGAGATTGTCGAGGAGCTGGAGAGCGACGAGCTCGAAGAATACTCCGATAAGGTCAAAACCCGCCTCAAACAGATGAAAAAGGTCTGGCACGACGAGCGCCGAGAGAAGGAACGCGTCCAGCGTGAGCAGCAGGAGGCTCTGAACGCCGCCCATCGACTGCTGGAAGAAAACCGCCGCCTGAAAAAGACGCTGTCTGAAGGCGAGCAGTCACTTGTTGGCAGCTATAAGCAGACCGCCGAGTATGAAATCGACGCCGCCCGCAGGGCATATCGCGATGCGTACGAGTCTGGTGACGCTGACAAGGTCGTTGATGCCCAAGAAAAGCTCTCGCGGGCTACTTTGCGGCTTCAGCAGGTTGAGCAGTATCGACCTACTTTACAGCAGGAAGAAACTGAGGTAGACATTGTACCGCAGCAGGTGCAACAGCCCCGGCTCGACCAGAAAACGGTTACGTGGCAAGAGCGTAATACGTGGTACGGGACCGATCCGGAGATGACTGCGTCGGCTCTCGGGCTTCACCAGAAGCTCGTTAATGAACGTGGCCCGCAGTATGTGGGTTCCGACGAATATTGGACAGCCGTCGACACAACGATGCGCCGTCGATTCCCCGATTACTTCGGGGAAGAAGAGGCTCCGAAAACCTCTTCGCGCGAAAACAAGAGCGCGAATGTCGTAGCTCCTGCTTCACGCAGCCGGTCCCCCAAAAAGATTGTGCTGAAACAGTCCCAGCTGGCCATCGCCAAGAGGTTGGGTCTTACTCCCGAGCAATATGCTCGTGAACTCATGAAGACGGAGAACTAATATGGCTACTCGTGATACTCATTCCATCGACGACGTCATGGAAACTCTCGGTGAAGCGCGTGCGCCTCGCCAGACGCGTGAAGATACAAAGCGTGTCGAAGTTTGGGCCCCAGCGTCAACGCTGCCCGAGCCAGACAAGCAGCCGGGTTACGCCTATCGCTGGATTCGTGTTTCCACGAACGGTGAGAAGGACCCCCGGAACATTTCGGCCAAGCTGCGCGAAGGTTGGGAACCTGTTAGCATTAGCGAGCAGCCCAAGTTTAGCCTGATGGTCGATCCGGACAGCCGCTTCAAAGACAACGTCGAAGTCGCAGGGTTGCTGCTTTGCAAAGCTCCGATGGAACTGATGCGCCAGCGTAAGTCTTACTTCACTGGTAAAAATCAGTCTCAGATGGAGTCCGTGGACAACAACTTTATGCGCGAGAGCGATGCTCGTATGCCTCTCTTCCGTGAGAAGAAGTCATCGACATCATTTGGCAAAGGCAGATAACAGGAGCTAATTATGGCTTATCCCGCTGTTGAAGCCCCCTACGGGCTTCTCCCGATTAACCTTATCGGCGGTCAGGTGTTTGCCGGTTCCACCCGTCAGATTCCGATTGCTGTCAACTCGGCCACGGCCATCTTCTATGGTGACGTTGTCAAGCTGAACAGCGACGGTACTCTGGACAAGGACACCGGTACGAGCGCCGCTACCCCGGTAGGTGTGTTCCTTGGTTGCACCTACGTCGATCCGACGTTTGGTCTGACCTTCCGTCAGTACTACCCCGGTACCACGAACATCAACGGCATCACGGCCTATGTGCTGGACGATCCCGATGCGCTGTTCAAGGTCGCCGTGGTTTCGAGCGGCACCACCATGAGCTTTATGAACCGTACTTCGGTCGGTAATAACGCTGTTCTGGTGCAGAACTCGGGCCTGACGGCCACTGGTAACAGCCGCGTGGCTGTTAGCTCGACCACCGCAACCACTTCAACGTGGCCGGTGCGCGTTATCGACGTCATCCCCGACACCGCTAGGGCGGGTAACCCCGGTTCGTATACCGAGGTTATCGTCAAGTGGAATCAGGGTATGCACCAGTACCTCAACCCAACCGGCGTGTAAGGAGACTGAACAATGGCAATTTCGCGCGCACAGCTTCTTAAGGAGCTTCTGCCGGGTCTGAACGCCCTGTTCGGCCTCGAATACGCACGCTACGGCGAAGAGCATAAGCAAATCTTCGAAACGGAAAGCTCTGAGCGTTCGTTCGAAGAAGAAACCAAGCTCTCGGGCTTCTCGGCTGCGCCGGTGAAGAACGAAGGTTCGGCCATCGCTTATGACAACGCGCAGGAAGCTTGGACGGCTCGCTACAACCACGAGACGATTGCTCTCGGGTTTTCCATCACGGAAGAAGCCATCGAAGACAACCTGTACGACTCGCTGTCGGCCCGCTACACCAAGGCACTTGCTCGTGCCATGGCGTACACCAAGCAGACCAAGGCTGCGGCTGTCCTGAACAACGGTTTCGACGCCGATTATCCCGGTGGCGATGGCGTGGCTCTGTTCTCGGCTTCGCACCCGCTGGTTGGTGGTGGCACCAACTCGAACATCCCCAGCACTCCGGCTGACCTCAACGAAACCTCGCTTGAGGCTGCGGTCATTCAGATTGCTGCGTGGACCGACGAGCGTGGCCTGCTGATCGCGGCTAAGCCGAAGAAGCTGGTTGTCCCGCCGAGCCTGATGTTCGTTGCGACCCGACTGCTGGAGACCGAACTCCGCGTGTCGACCGCCGACAACGACATCAACGCCATCAAGTCGAACGGCGCTATCCCTGAAGGGTACACGGTCAACCACTTCCTGACCGACCCGGACGCATGGTTCCTGACGACCGATGTGCCGAACGGCCTGAAGCACTTTGTTCGTACGCCGATGGCGCAGAACATGGATGGTGACTTCGACACCGGCAACGTTCGCTACAAGAGCCGCGAGCGTTACAGCTTTGGCTGGTCTGACCCGCTGGGCATGTACGGTAGCGAAGGCGCTGCCTAAGCTAAGTCCTAGGGAAGTTTAGGACTTCGAGACCCCCCGGCGAGAGTCGGGGGGTCTTTTTCTGTCCGCTATAAGGCCGGTGGTTCGTTATCTAGACCTGTAACGTTACCTGTAACTAAGTCTCCTTATCCGTGCTTCAAACCTAGCAGACCACACTTTGTTTTCGCAGGTACATGTTGTAAGAGGATGGTATGACTAGGGCGGAGGCAAAAGCTGCGGGGCTACCCCGTTACCACGGGAGACCCTGTCAAATTCATGGCACGACCGAGCGGTACACCGCAAATTGCGAGTGTTGCGCGTGCGCGTGTGTGAGGACGGCAAAAGACCATCAGAAACATCTAGCTAAACGGCGCGCCGTTAAGGCTGCGTATCGAGTAGAGCACCGGGAGGAGGCCCGCGATAGGTCGGCTAAATGGAGCGCAGAAAACCCCGATAGGGCGCGTGAGCGCGTGGCTATATGGCATAGGGAGAACCGCGATAAGAGTTGCGCCAAGCGCGCTAAACGCCGTGCGGCCTTGGTCAACCGCACACCCGTATGGGCGGATTTAAAAATTATAGCTGAAATCTATGCCGAAGCACAGAGACTGACCGAGACCACGGGGGTCCCGCATCATGTAGACCATATTATCCCGTTGCATGGTAAGACTGTATCGGGGCTACACGTGGAGGGAAATTTGCAGATTCTCACCGCGCAAGAAAACTTGCGTAAGAGCAACCGTGTGGTATAAGTGCGGAACCGGAATTATACCCGTGCCGACTGGTCCGGCAGACGTTGCAGAGACGGTACGGGGGATGTGCTGCTACACGGAGATAAATAATGGCGAATACCACGTTCAACGGTCCGGTACGTTCTGAGAACGGCTTCGAGACCATCTCGATCAACCAATCGACCGGTACGGTTACCGTCACCTCCACCCTTGGCCCTGCCATGTCGGTTACTTCTCTGGCGGCAACTGGCGCTGTCACGGCAGCTTCGGTAGCGGCAACTGGCAACGTCACGGCTGACAGCAACGTCGCGCTTGTCGCTGGCGGCGCTTCTGCGTTCATCGCAACCAACACGGCTGCTGGTATGGGTATGTACGTCGGTTCAGGCGCTCCGACCGTGGCTGCTGCCAAGGGTTCGATCTATCTGCGTAGCGATGGTAGCTCGACGTCGACCCGTCTGTACGTTTCGGATGGTGGCACCACTTGGATCGCCGTAACCACCGCATCGTAATAGCTCAATAGGAGGGCCACCCCTATGGGTATGCAATACGATGTCAAATCCCAACACCGGTCTACTTCAGGTGTTATATACGGTTCCCGCACCCGTCTGAAGGGGGCTATCCTCTCCGCTAACGCAGCTGCGGCAGCGAGGAACGTCCTTTTCATGGACAATAATCCGCAAGCGGGTACGTATAGCATTGCCTCAACCACACTAACAGTTACGGTAGCAAATAATCTCGTTGCCGGTGATAGGGTATTCCTAGATTTTACTAGCGGTTCTGCTGTGGATGGTGCGTATACGGTTGTTTCGGCTGATGCCACTTCCTTCACGGTTACTACGGCGGCATCTGGTACGGGTAACGTGAATGTCTACATGACCGTCTTGCTGGAAGCCGATAGCTATAACGCTGTGGCGTATTCTATCCTTGTTCCCGGCGAAGGCATCCTTGCTGACAATGGGATTTACGTGGGATTGCCCGCTAACATAACTGTTACAGCCTTTTACGGGTGACATATGCAAGCAGTCAAAGGCTTCGATATGGCGGGAAAAGGGGTCTTCATCGGCCTCCCCGCCTACGACTTCAAGGTGTCGCTGAAGCTTGCGGTCTCGCTTGCTCGTTTCGCGCAACTGGCTCCTAAGCACGGTATCGACATCAACATCGGCAGCGTCTGTGGCTGCTCGGTGGTCTCTCGGGCGCGCAACCTGCTGGTGCAGGACCTGCTTGAGTCGGACGCCGACTACCTGCTGTTTATCGACTCGGACATCAACTTCGAACCCGAAGACATCCTGCGCCTGATGGCGTGGGCGCAAGACCCCAAGAAGGGTATTGTGGCGGGTGTCCCCCGCGTCCGGGACGTCAACAAAACCTACATCGCAAACCTCGACCACGATGAAAATGGCGAGTTGACGATGAATGGTATGGGTCTTGTTCGGGCTACGCGCGTAGCCACAGCGTTCATGTTGATTCAGCGCAAGGTCATCGAGGACATGATCGCCGCGCACCCGGAGTGGAAGTACTACGACAAGCGCTGCGAGAAGACGGTCCCGGCCCTGTTCGACTTCAAGCTCACCGACGAGGGTTACATGGGCGAGGACTTCCTGTTCTGCGACCGTGCCCGCGAGCTGGGTTATGAAGTGTGGGTCGATCCGACCATTAGCCTCGGCCACATGGGTGTGCAGGAGTACACCGGTAACTTTGGGGACGACGTCCTCTACCCGATGGTTGTTCCGCAGAAGGATGTAGCATGAAGCGCAAGAAGCGTTACGCCGATGGTGGTGGGGTAGACGAGGAACTCGTCGTCGAGGGTATGCGCCCTCAGAACTTCAACCTTGCTTCTCTGAATCGTGGCTCGTCCAGCGGCGGTATGGGTCCGTCTATGCCAGGTGGCGGCGGTGGTATGCCCGCTCCTGCAATGGGCTCGGCTCCGGCTCGTGCTCCTATGCCGATTGGCCGTACTGCCGGTTATCTGGGCCCCACCATCCGTGGGGAAGGCGGCGAGCGCGTGTCTATGGGTATGGGCCGGCGCGGCGCTATCGGCGCAGGCGCGTCTATCCCCTTTAAGAAGGGCGGCAAAGTCAAGAAGATGGCCAAGGGCGGTTCCACCGCCTCCAAGCGCGCTGACGGCTGCGCCACCAAGGGCAAGACTAAAGGAAGGTTTGTCTGATGGCTAAGATTGACAAAATCCTCGGCTCCATCTCCCCGATGTATGGCATGGTCAGTGGGGAAGGTCTGTTCTCCAATATACGCAAAATCAGCCCCTTTATGCACGCTATTGGCGAAGGCGACACCGCTGCCGAGAAGCGACGTCGTGCGGCTATGGAAGACAAGACCGCTGCGGACGCAGCCCCCGGTATGAAGCGCGGCGGTGCGGTCAAGAAGATGGCCAAGGGCGGTAGCGCCTCCAAGCGCGCCGATGGTTGCGCCACCAAGGGTAAGACGAAGGGACGGTTCGTATGAAGAAGGACCCGAATAACGCCTACGACTCTAAGGCTGCGCGCGAGAAGGCTATGCAAGATGTTCAGGCGGACATTGATATGCGTGACTTCGCTGACGCCGCTCCAATTTCGTTTCGTAAACGAGCCGGGGATATTGGCCCGCTGACTAAAATGGAGCGGATGGCCAAAGATGACGTATATAAAAATCGCGTTGGTCCCGGTCGTCGCTTGAGTGAAGCAGAAGGTGATGCCACCCGCAAGCGTCTCATCGAGAAGTACGCCAAAGAAGCCCCCGCTTCAAAGATGCCGTCGTCGGCTGAGAGCGCCGCTGCGGGTAATCGCGCCTCTAAGGAAAACGCTAAGGACGCAAAGGCGGTTGCAGCGACAACCCCCCGCAAGAGACCGTCGATTGCAGCGTCCATGGATAGCGCCCGCCGCGTTGGTCGCCAAGAAGGTGATGAGATGCGCAAGATGGGTATGGCCAAGGGCGGCTCCGTCTCCAAGCGTGCTGACGGCTGCGCGGTGCGCGGTAAGACCAAGGGGAAAATCTACTAATGGCTAAGTCCCCGGCTTGGACGCGTAAGGAAGGCAAGAACCCCAAGGGTGGCTTGAACGCCAAGGGGCGTGCGTCCTACAACAAAGCCAATCCGGGGAAGCCGGGGCTCAAGGCCCCGCAGCCTGAAGGTGGTGCCCGTAAGAAGTCCTTCTGTGCCCGGATGTCTGGGATGAAGAAGAAACTGACGAGCTCCAAGACCGCCAACGATCCGAACAGCCGTATCAACAAGTCTCTCCGGGCGTGGAAGTGCTGATATGACCGACGACGCAAAGACTATGCTCGACGCAGCCTCGGTGTTCACCGTTGTCGGAACTCTAATGGACGTGCTTCCGGCTGTTGCCGCCATCTTCACCATCATCTGGACTAGCATCCGTATCTATGAGACAGATACGGTGCAAAAACTTCTCGGAAAGGACTAACATGCCTAGCAAGACCCCCAAGCAGAAAAGCTTCATGGCCGCTGTGGCCAACAACCCCAAGTTCGCCAAGAAGGTGGGCGTGGCCCCCAAGGTCGGTAAGGAGTTCGCTATGAAGGACAAGAAGATGGGCATGAAGAAGATGGCCTCTGGCGGTGCATGTAAGGCCGCTGGCGGTAACGTGTCGAAGCGCGCCGATGGTATCGCCAAGAAGGGCAAGACCGACACCAAGATGCCGAAGATGGCCATGGGCGGTTACGCCAAGGGCGGAAAGAGCTGCTGACATGCGACCGAGTCGGGGTATGGGTGCCATAGCGGCATCCAAGATGCCAAAGGCGAAGACTATTCGTCGGAAGGACAACCCCGGCGAGGTCACCATGTACGCCAAGGGCGGCAAGGTTAAGGCGAAACGCATGGCTGAAGGTGGTAGCGCCAAGGACGCGTGCTACTCCAAGGTCAAGGCGCGCTACAAAGTCTTTCCTTCCGCCTACGCCTCGGGTGCTATCTCCAAGTGCCGTAAGGTCGGTGCCAAGAACTGGGGTAACAAAGGTGGCGGTTCGTAAAACCGAGAAAGGCGCTTCGCTCAAGCGCTGGTTCCAAGAAGACTGGAAGGACGTCCGCACGGGTAAAGCCTGCGGGCGTCAGCCGGGTGAGAAACGCGGCACACCTTACTGTAGACCCAGCAAGCGTATTTCTGATAAGACCCCCAAGACGTCGTCGGAAATGACCCCCACGGAGAAGAAGACGCGTATCGCTCAGAAGAAGCGGTTGGGGCAACCTCCGGGTGCACCTAAGCGTGTACAGGCAGCGCGGAGACAGAAATGACCACCAGCGGCACCGCAACGTTCGACCTTAACCTGAACGAGCTGTTCGAAGAAGCCTTCGAGCGGTGCGGTGCCGAGATGCGCACGGGCTATGACTTCCGCACGGCGCGGCGCAGCCTGAACCTGCTGACCATCGAGTGGGCCAACCGGGGGATAAACCTGTGGACTCTTGAGCAGGGGTCGATCCCCATGGTGCAGGGGCAGATCACCTATGACCTGCCTGTGGATACAATTGATCTTCTGGAGCAAGTTATCCGCACCAACGCGGGTTCGGGTCCAAATCAGATCGACATCAACATCACCCGCATCAGCGCCGATACCTACATCACGATCCCGAACAAGAACGCACAGGGGCGTCCTATTCAGGTGTGGATCAACCGCCGGTCAGGTGCCACTACGCCAACAGGCGTACAGAACCCGCAGATCAACGTATGGCCCGCTCCGGACCAGAACAACTACTACACCTTCTTCTATTACCGCCTACGTCGTATCCAAGACGCCGGCACCAACGGCCTTGTAACGCAGGACATCCCCTTCCGCTTCCTACCATGCCTCGTGGCAGGCTTGGCGTATCATCTCTCGTTGAAAATCCCCGGCGCGCTGGAGCGGGCTATCCCGCTTAAAGCCATGTACGATGAAGCTTGGCAGCAGGCTGCTGACGAAGACCGGGAGAAGGCCCCGCTGCGGATCGCCCCCCGTCAGTATTTCCGATAAGTTATGTCCTACGGCCCATCGTTCTTGGCATGGGCTGCGGGGTTTTTCGACGGCGAAGGCTCTGTTTTTGTTGAGATATCCAAGAACAAAAACACCCGGCGTAGAGTACGTAACTTGCTAACCGCGTCCGTTACTCAGACGTCTACACCGTGCCTGAATCTGTTCAAAGAGCATTTTGGCGGTAATATAACACCGATAACCAAGAACCGTCGACACCACATGAACAACTCTGTCTGCTACGTGTGGCGCGTACGCAGTAAAGATGCGATAGCGTTCCTTGAAGCCATAGCCCCTTATGTGGTAGTGAAGAAGGAGCAAGTAGAGTTAGCGCTTCAGTACCCACTTACGCCAGCAGACGGCAGGAAATATGCGGGTCCCTACAACCCCCTGCCTGACGAGGTCCATAACCGGCGTATGGAGATTGGGCAAAAACTCAGAGACATCCGAGCGTCGATGAAGACGGCTTCGGCAGTGAGGGAGGATGTAAGTGCCTAATCGCTTTGCCTCCGGCAAAAAAGCTATCGCGGAGTGCGACCGTTGCGGTCAGCGCTACAAGCTGAAAGAGCTCAAGCAGCTCGTCATCAAGACGAAGAACGTCAACATCCTTGTCTGCTATACGTGCTGGGAACCTGACCAACCTCAGTTGCAGCTGGGTATGTATCCCGTGGATGACCCGCAGGCGCTGCGTAATCCTCGCCCGGACGTCAGCTATTTGCAGAGCGGCTTGAACGACAACGGCTTTCCAAGCGAAGGTAGCCGCGTGATCCAGTGGGGCTGGAACCCTGTTGGTCTCGACAATCCACTGGGTTTATCTGGGCTTCCAAATACGCTATTAGGACAAGGTCAGATAGGCACTGTGACGGTAACGACGGAGAACTAAGATGGCCAAGGGTGGTAAGACAAACGCGCAGATGCTGGCGATGGGTCGTAACCTCGCCAAGCTCGCCAACCAGAAGAGCGGTAAGAAGCCGGTCAAGGACATGGGTAAGGTGAACAAAAATGGCTAACGGCACTCCGAAGCAGGTCCCTGTTGGTAAGAACAACAGCGGCTATCCGAACAACATCGCCAACACTCAGACCCAGAAGACGCGCGGCACCGGTGCGGCGACCAAGGGCACTGGGCACAGTACAAAGATGGGTTGATGAACTACGCTCAGCTCTTTGAGACCATCAAGGGGTACGTCGAAAACGACTTCCCCAACACCTCGTGGACGGATTCTGCCGGCACGGGGACGGTGACGTTTACCTCAACGGAGCAGATCAATACCTTCATCGTCAACGCCGAGGAGCGTATCTTCAACGCGGTCCAGCTGCTGGACCTGCGCAAGAACGTGACGGGTAACTGCACGGCAGGTAACAAGTATCTCTCGGTGCCGTCTGATTGGCTGGCTAACTTCTCATTGGCTGTGATCGACGCCAGTGGGAACTACGAGTACCTGTTGAACAAGGACGTCAGCTATATCCGTCAGTCGTTTCCGAACCCGAACACGCAGGGTATCCCGTCTCACTACGCTTACTTTGACGAGAACTCGTACATCCTTGGTCCGACGCCGGATGCTTCTTACTCCGTCGAGCTGCACTATTTCTACTACCCACCGTCAATCACGACTGCAAGCACCTCGTGGCTTGGGGACAACTTCGAAAGCGTGCTACTCTATGGCTCTCTTCTCGAAGCTTATACCTTTATGAAGGGCGAGCAGGACGTGATTGCTAGCTACCAAAAGCGCTACGACGAAGCGCTTGCCCTGCTGAAGCAGCTGGCCGAAGGCAAGAACCGTGAAGATATGTATCGTAGCGGCCAAGTCCGATACCCAGTGAGGTAACCTATGATTAGCACACTCGCAGGCGGAGATATCGGCAGCGTCATGGTGATGGCGACGGAGGGGCGTGGTTTCACACCCGAAGAGATTGCCGAACGCGCGCTGGACAAGATTATCTATGTAGGAAGCCAGACACATCCGGCTATCCGCGAGCAGGCCGAAGCCTTCAAGGGCAACATCCGTCAAGTGCTTGTACATTATATGCACGAAGCGGTGCGGTCTCATAACGTGACTCTGGTTAGCAAGTTCAAACAGGCGGGGCATCCAGAGTTGATCCCGATCCTCGACGCATAAGGATACCTTAAGATGGCAATCACCCAAGCAATGTGCACCAGCTTCAAGGCCGAGCTTATGCTCGCCGTGCACGACTTCCGCGCCACCGGTGGCGATACCTTCAAGCTCGCCTTGTACACCTCGGCGGCTACCATCGACGCGAACACCACGGCGTACAGCTCGTCAAACGAAGTGACTGGTACCAACTATACCGCTGGCGGTGGTACGCTGACGCGTTTGGGTGTCGTGACCTCGAACAACACGGCTTCGACCGGGGTTGGCTTCACCGACTTCTCGGACCTGACTTTTTCCAACGCGACCATCACGGCTCGCGGTGCGCTCATCTACAACAACACCCCCTCGGCTAACTCGAACGCGAACACCACGCTGACGAACGCGGCGGTGGCGGCGCTGGACTTTGGCTCGGACAAGACCTCCACGGACGGTGACTTCACTATCATCTTCCCGGCGGCAACCAACACGACCGCCATCATCCGGATCGCCTGATGATTGAAGAACTTGTCAGTAGGGTGTTTTACGCTCGTAATGTCGCTCACGTCGAACACTGGGTAGCCAGCGGCGTGGGCGGCTACGCGCGCCACAAGACCCTAGGCAAGTTCTACGAAGAGGTCATTGAGGCTCTGGATAGCTTGGTAGAGGCATACCAAGGTGCGTTCGAGCTTATCGGCCCGGTGCGCGCTCCGAAGACCAAGGCGACGGACATCCAGCTCATCCTCATTGAGGACGCAGAGTGGATCGAGAAGAACCACGAGAAAATCTGCAAGGGCAACCGTGCCGTGGCCAACCTCATCGACGGTGTGACTGAGGTGTACCTCACCACGACCTACAAACTGAGGAACCTGATGTGAGCTTCTGGGATCGTTTTGAAAGCACCCGCGACGGTATCGAGGACACGGTTGAGTTCACGATCCGTATGGCCGTTGTCACGCTGGCTTGCGTCGTGCTGGTCGTCGTGGCCGCGCTGGTCATTGGACTGTTTATGCCGAACCACATCGTGGACAGCGACAAGGTCTTCGAGATTGTCGGCCCCGCGTTCAACATGGTCATCGGCGCGTTCGTCGGTCTGCTGGGCGGCCTGAGCCTCAACGCCAACGCGCGTGATAAGAAGCCAGAAGAGCCTGCGTCTGAACCGACTCCCGTGGTTGACGATGATGGCATGGCTCCGTGGGAGAAGTACCGTAACGATCTGCGCTACGATGCCAACGGTGACGGCGTGGTTGATGAGAGCGATTTCCCTGACTGGCGCAATCCGGGGGCGTAAGTGACTGGTAATCTCTCCACCGTCGAGCTGATCGGTCAGCTCTGGCCGGTCGTTCTGGCGTTCATCTCCCTGACGATCATCCTCGCCAAGATGGATGTGCGCCTCGGTGTGGCGGAGGAGAAGATCAAGACGCTCTTTGAACTCTGGAACAAGAGGAAGGACGGATGAGCCTCGTAAACCTCCAGAAGAAGATTGGCGTCACCGCTGACGGTGCGTTTGGCCCCGGCACGCTTAAGGCTGCCGCTACTTACTACAAGCTGTCGCCCCACCGCGCCGCGCACTTCTTTGCCCAGACGGCGCACGAGAGTGGCAACTTCACGGCGTTTAGCGAGAACCTGAACTACGGCGCGAAGGGCCTGCGCGGTATCTTTGGCAAGTACTTCCCGACCGACGCCATGGCCAAGATGTATGAGCGCCAGCCACAGAAGATTGCCAACCGTGTCTATGCCAGCCGCATGGGCAACGGCGTCGAGGCGTCCGGTGATGGTTGGAAGTACCGTGGTCGCGGCGCGTTGCAGCTGACGGGTAAGGCGAACTACCAAGCGTTCTCCGACTACATCAACCGCCCAGACGTGATGACAAACCCCGACCTCGTGGCAACCGAGCTCTGCTTCGAGTCGGCGCTGTGGTTCTTCGACAAGAACAAGCTCTGGGGTATCTGTGACCAAGGCATTAACGACGCCGCCATCCTCGCGCTGACCAAGCGGATTAACGGTGGCACCCACGGTCTGGATGACCGCATGGCGAAGACAAAGAAGTTTGCCGGGTGGCTGGCATGATCCCTAACCCTATTATGCTATACGCAGCGGCAGGCGCTCTCATTGTTGGTGCAGCCGCAGGGTATAAGGTCCGCGACTGGCAGTGTGACGCAGCGTACGCAAAGGCTATGGAAAAAGCTGAGAAGCAGCGCGTCAAAAAGCAAGAGGTGGTAGATGTTATTTCGCAAACGTATGAGGACCAACGCGATAAAGCCGATGGGGTGGCGACCGAGAGAACCTATACCATTCGCGAAATATACAAAACGGCTCCTGCCGTTCCTGTTGATTGTGCCGCTCCTGATGCTGTGCGTAAGCTGCTCGAAAGCGGTGTCCGTGACGCCAATGCCGCGTCCGCCGGCGAACCTAGCGTCGAAATGCCCAGCGCTTCAGAACCCGCCGCTGGTACTGCTCGACCCTGAACGGGCGCTCTGGGAAGCGGACATGATTGCAAAATACGCGGATTGCAGTATAAAACACCGGCTGACGGTTAAAGCATGGGAAGACGCAGTAGCTGTAAAATAAGGACGGCCCATGGCCACATTCTACCTCGACTTCGACGGAGGCAATGACGCAAACAACGGCACGACTTTTGCCTTGCGGTGGAAGACGATCACCAATGGCGCTACGGCTGGACGCCTTGCGGTGGGTGATACCGTCAGGATCATGGCCTCGCCTGATCCGACAAGCATTGGCAATGCGACTTGGACGGGTGGCGGGCGTCCTGCTTCCGTAGGCATCTCATCATCTACTAACGCCACGCCTATCGTCATTACGACCTCGTCGGCGCACGGGCTAGTGACGGGCGACTATGTGTCCGTTACGGGCCACACGACCAACACGAACGCCAACGGTGTCTGGAAAGTCGGCACTACGCCCACAAGCACCACGTTTCAAATCCTTCAGATTGACGGCACCAATACCACAGGTAACGGTGTTGGTGGCGCAACAGGCAACGTTACAAACGCGGACAACCTCGTCGTCAAGACGGCGTCGCCGCTGGTGCAGAATATTGCCCTCTGCGGCGGTCTGGGGGAAAAGCCCGCTTGGACGGCCAGCGCAAACGTCACGACAGCGCGAAATACAGTAACCTATAAAGAAGGCAACTCCGCTGCCGAAATTGATATTTTTTCTGCGTTTACCACTGGCAAAGCGGCTTACTACACATTACCCGCAACGCTTGATTTGTCAGCTTATCAGCAAGTTTCGTTTTGGGTGCGTCTAAACTCTGGGTTTCTAGGCGCGGCGGGCCAAACTTACTTGGCGCTTTGCACCGACACCATTGGTGACACGGTCGCGCATCAGTGCAATATCCCCGCAGTCGGCGCGACTGCTGTATGGGTGCCGGTCACGGTCAATTTGGGTACTAACCTCAACGCGGCCATCCGATCAGTGGCGTTCTATGTGGCCACCGATGGCCCCGCGCAAAACTTTAGGTTGGACAACATCGTTGCCTGCAAGGCCGCGTCGTCTGCCGACAGCGTGACGCTCAACTCGCTGATCTCTAAATCGGACGGCACGGGCGATGAGGCGTGGTACGCCATCCAGAGCATCAACTATGATGTCATCATGCTGGCCAATGCCAATGGTAATACTAGTCAAACCGCCAACATCCGAGGCTACAATGGCGTCACGGAGACGGTGACGACCTACAAGCGCGAGACGACAAAAACGGTGCCTGCCGCTACTTCCAACGCAATTGTGGCTGCTGTTAATGACGAAGGCAACCCCGGCAACCTCATCACCTACAGCGGCGGGTGGAACAGGACGGATATGTCCACGCAGACGGGCGTAACGTGGTACGACGGCACCAACGGGTTTGGCATCGGCTTGCAGGCCAATGCGCGCGAGTATGTCCAAATTGATCGGCTAAACTTTTGTCGATATAACATAGCCGTCCAGATTACATCAAGTTCAAACAACATGATTGTTGGCTCTATGTACATAACTGCCAGCTCCTCCACTGCGCTTGAAATGGGCGCAACCAACATTTTGAATTTTATTGGTTCGTCGTTGTGGATTAATAACAATGGGGGCGGTTTTACATACGCCGCAACAGGCGCAAATATTACAGATGTTAAACTGTTGTCTAATAACTCATCTAGCGGTGTAGATTTTGGCACCTCTCGGTATAACACAATTAGCTCTTTAATTGGCGGCAACAACGGCACCGGAACGTCTAATGGCGATATACTTTTTAACCAATGTTTTAACGGCACTGTTAGAACGGCGACACTAACCAACGGCCCCGGAAACGGAATTGTTTCTGGGATAAATGCGTTTAGTAATTCGGTCAACGGTGGCAGCAGTTCTGGTCACGCGCAAGGCGTGCTTGTTAATTCTACATCTGAGCTATATCTTAACAACTTTACTATTAACGAAGCCACAGAGGTCGGCACCGTTGGCACCGTGCCGGGGTTTGTTTACGCCAACCGCCTTGACGACACCGACAATAACAGTTGGGTTTTTCAGCCTAGCATCGGCACCGTCAACCAACAAACGTCGGTCGTGGACAGCCCCGCCACAACCGCGTGGCGCATGCGCCCAACGTCAACCAATGCCCGCGCAACCAGCCCCCTGCTACTTAAACTCGGCACCGTCGTTTGCGCCGCCAGCAGCGCCGTAACCGTCACGGCCCGTATGCAACGCGACAATGCCGGCTTGACCATGCGCCTCATCTGCCCCGGCGGCCAGATTACGGGCGTCTCTACGGACGTGTTTACGGACATGACGGCTGCGGCGAACACTTGGGAAACCGTTTCTATTACGTTCACGCCCACCAAGGCAGGTGCGGTGGACATCTACGCCGAAGCCTTCGGCGGCACGACATTTTCCGGTTACGTCTGCAACCTCACAGCAACACAGGCATAAGCCATGTATGAGATCATCGACCGTGAACAGGACGACGCCGGGAAATGGCGCATCCGCGTGGCCATCGGCGGCCAGACCGTGACGTTTAAGTTTGCGTCAGACCCCACAGACGAGGAGGCGCAGGCGCAGGCTGCGCGTTACGACGCTTCACAGGCAGTGGCGTCAGGCGAAACAGCCACTATCACGCCTGACCCGACCAACGGCGCTTTCCAAGTCACATAAGGGGATATCAGCGCCGTGCCTACATTCTACATCGACTTTGAAAACGGCAACGACGCCGCCGCCGGCACGTCGTTTGCCACGCGATGGAGAACCATGACCAGCGGCGCTACGGCTGCGCGCATCGCGCCGGGTGATACGATCAGGATCATGGCGTCGCCCGATCTAACCAACATGGGCAACGCGACTTGGACAGGCGGCGGGCGTCCTTCTTCGGTTAACATCTCGTCGTCCACCAACGCCACGCCTATCGTGATCACAACCTCATCAGCGCATGGGCTGGTGGCGGGCGACTATGTCTTTGTCGCGGGTCATACCGTCAATACCAACGCCAACGGCACTTGGAAGGTCGGCACGGTGCCGACAGGGACTACATTTCAAATTCTTCAAATCGATGGCAGCAACACCACGGGCAACGGCGTCGGTGGCGCAACGGGCAACGTCACCAACGCCAACGGTAGCGTCGTCAAAACGGCAACGCCGCTTATACAGAACATTGCTCTGTGCGGCGGCTTGGGGGAAAAGCCTGCGTGGACGGCAAGTGCAAACGTCACGACAGGGGTAGGTGCGGGAAGAGAAGGCAATGGCAGTGCGTCATTTTCTATAGCCGCTGCGTTCACTACAGGCAAAGCTGCGTACTACACGCTCCCTTCGACCCTTGACCTCTCAGGTTATCAGCAAGTTTCGTTCTGGATGCGCCAATTTGGGCCTTATGGTGCGGCAGGCCAAATGTATTTGGCACTTTGCACGGACACCATTGGCGACACCGTCGCGAACCAGTGCAACTTTCCTGCGCCCGTTACAAACAGTTGGTTTCCAGTGACGGTCAATCTTGGCACCAACCTCAACGCCGCTATCCGCTCAGTGGCGCTTTACGTTGTTACCGATCTTGGCGCGCAAAGCCTTGTGATTGACAACATCACCGCGTCCAAAGCTGCCTCTTCCGCAGATAGCCTGACGCTTACATCACTGGTCTCAAAATCGGACGGCACGGGCGACGAAGCGTGGTACACCATCGATAGCGTTAACTACGATGTCATCGTGATGTCGGCCTATTACACCGGCACCACCGGGACAGTGACAACTTACAAACGCGAGACTGTAAAGACCCCAGCAGGGTCTGGCGTTGATGGTCTCGGCGTTGGTATCGTCCAAGACAGCGGTACAGCCGGCAACGTCATCGCGTACAGTGGCGGGTGGAATAGAACGGATATGTCCACGCAGACGGGGGTAACTTGGCTGGACGGTCAGAACGGAACCAACCGTGGTATAACCGCCGCTGGCTCTGGCCAAAATTTTTGGACAATGGATCGCGTCAATCTGTGTCGTTATGGTCAGGGTCTTTCTTTTACTGCATCTGATATAACGATTGGAAATATGTACATTACGGCTAGTGCCTTAAGAGGCTCAAGCATCGGCGTAACCAACTCTACAATTACAAATGTCTGGTCTTATAACAACGGCGGTAACGGGATTGAATTTGGCGGTTTTGGTTCTACTATAACAAATGTTAAACTTGTAGCCGGCAATAGTTCTACTGGGTTAGTTTTCTCTGGCTCAAGATTCCATACCGTTGGCTCTGTAATTGGCGGCAATAACGGTAGTAATGACATACAATTTCAAGGTTTTAATTGCACGGTAGGGACGGCCACCTTAACCGGCTTCAATTCCCTTGCTACTGGCATTAGTTCAACCTCGTCAGCGTTTGATAACTTTGTCAATGGCGGTAGCAGTTCCGGCCATGCTCAAGGCGTGAGCCTTACTTCTGGCCAGTTGTATCTCAATAACTTCACCATCAACGAAGCCACAGAGGTTAGCAGCAGCACCGTGGCGGGATTTGTCTACGCCAATCGCCTCGACGACACCGACAACAACAGTTGGGTTTTTCAAGCGGGCATCGGCACCGTCAATCAACAGACCGCAGTGGTGGACAGCCCCGCGACGACATCGTGGCGGATGCGCCCGACAACGACGACTGCCTCTGCAAACAGCCCGCTGCTGCTCAAATTGGGTACGGTGGTCTGCGCCGCCAGCAGCGCAGTGACGGTCACGGCCCGTATGCAGCGCGACAACACCCAACTGACCATGCGCCTGATCTGCCCCGGCGGTCAGATCACTGGTGTTTCCACAAGCGTGAGCAGCGACATGACGGCTGCGGCAAATACGTGGGAGACGGTTAGTATCACGTTCACGCCGACGGAAGCCGGCGCGGTGGACATCTACGCCCATGCTTTTGGTGGAACAACGCGCAGCGGCTACGTCTGCAACCTCACAGCGACACAGGTCTGACATGTACGAGATCATTGACCGTGAGCAAAACGAGGAAGTGCAGGCGCAGGCTGCGCGTTACGGCGCGATGATGCAGGGACAGTCAGATGCCGCTCCCAACACGAACTGATGTCCTCACCCTAGACTTTACGGGTGCCGGTCAACCGGCGGCGTATATCGAAGCCAAGACGCTCAGCCCGTCTTCGGCAACGCTCGATTATACGCTGGCGGGGCAGCCCGCTTTTGGCCTCGCGCCCGCAGGGGGCGGCGGGGTTACTGTAAACCTTACCGGTGTTTCTGCGACGGGTTCGGTCGGCACTGCTACGATTCAAGCGCTAGCTAATATACTTACCACTGACGTTTCTGCGTTAGGTTTGGTTGGTACTGCTACGGCTGCGGCTAACATCAGTATACTTGTCACTGGTGTTTCTGCGACGGGTTCGGTCGGCACTGCTACAACTCAAGCGTTAGCTAATATACTTGCCACCGGTGTTTCTGCGACGGGTTCGGTCGGCACTGCTACGGCTGCGGCTAACACCAGTGTGCCTGTTACTGATGTTTTTGCGGTAGGTTCGGTCGGTGACGTTACGATCCAAACGCTAGCTAACGTACTTGTCACCGGTGTTTCTGCGGCAGGTTTGGTTAACGATGTCGCGATTGCGGCTAGCACCAGTGTGCCTGTTACTGACGTTTTTGCGATGGGTTTGATTGAGAGTGTTACGACCCAAGCGCCAGCTAACGTACTCGTCACTGGTGTTTCCGCTGAAGCCATTATTGAGGGCGTCGGTATAGCTAGTGGTGGCAATATCAGCGTCGATCCGGGCAGCGTAGTTAGCACGGGGTTCGTAGGCGTTGTAACGGTAAACGTCATAGCGAATATCTCCGTTACGCTTACAGGCGTTGAATCTACTGGCTCAGTTGGCACGGTTACAGCCTCCACCCCCGCTAGCTTCTCGGTCACAGGCGTATCCGCTGATGGCTCGGTTGGCACCACCCAAGTCACGGGTAAAGCCAACACCACCCTGACCGGTGTCTCCGCTGTTGGCTCAGTTGGCACCGTAGCTATCGGCGCTGCTGCTTCTACCACCCTGACCGGTGTTTCTGCCGCAGGCGCAGTGGGCACAGTTTCTGTTAGTGAAGGCACTAGCTTCTCGGTCACGGGCGTCTCAGCTACTGCTTTCGTTGGCACCACCCAAGTCACGGGTAAAGCCAACACCACCCTGACCGGTGTCTCCGCTGTTGGCTCAGTTGGCTCGGTTTCTGTTGCCGAAGGTACAGGCGTCACCCTCACAGGTGTTTCTGCCGCAGGCGCAGTGGGCACAGTTTCTGTTAGTGAAGGCACTAGCTTCTCGGTCACGGGCGTCTCCGCTGATGGCTCGGTTGGCACCGCCCAAGTCACGGGTAAAGCCAACACCACTCTGACCGGTGTCTCTGCTACCGGCTCAGCTGGCTCGGTTTCTGTTGCCGAAGGTACAGGCGTCACCCTCACGGGTGTTGAGGCTACTGGCTCAACTGGGACCGCCACCACTACCGGTAAGGCCAACGTTTTCCCAACCGAGGTGTCGGCCAACGGGCTTGTTGGTACAGCGAGCACCTCGACCAATAACAACCTACAGGTTACCGGCGTAAGCGCTGCTGCTTCTGTCGGCACTGCTATCGCCGCAGCTTCGGCTAGTGCTCCTGTTACGGGCGTCTCTGCTGCTGGCGATGTTGGCACGGTTTTTGTCGCTGCTAACTGCAACGTGCTGCCCGATGGCGTCTCGGCTACTGCTTCCGCTGGCACCGCCCAAGTCACAGGTAAAGCCAATGTCACCCTGACCGGCGTTAGCGCACAAGGTGCGGTTGGTACGGTTACTACTGAATCGGCCTATTACGTCACCGGTGTGTCCGCCGCCGTATCGGTAGGTACTGTTTCGGTTGCCTCCAAGGGGAACGTGTTTGTTACGGGGGTCGAGGCTACCGGCGTCGTTGCCAAGGTCCTTGTTTGGGGTGTTATCAACGACAATCAGGTACCCAACTGGCAAGACGTCAACGACTCGCAAAGCGTGACTTGGTCTGCTATAGACGACAACCAGACACCTAACTGGCAGGCGGTAAACGCCTCGCAATCCATTACGTGGGGTGCTATAAACGACGGGAACACCGTGGTATGGGTACAGATACCAACGTAAGGGACGAACATGCCTAGCACGTATAGCAACCTCAAAATCCAGCTGATGGCCACGGGTGAGAACACCACCACGTGGGGCAACGTCACCAACACCAACCTTGGTACGGCCATTGAAGAGGCTATCGTAGGTTCTGCTGACGTGGCGTTTTCTGACGCCAACGTCACCCTTACTTTGACGGATACCAACACTACGCAGTCCGCGCGCAACATGCGCCTCAACCTGACGGGCACTGCCACTGCGGGTTATAACCTCATCGTCCCGGCCATCGAGAAGCCGTACATCATCAACAACGGTACCGATGGTACCATCACCGTCAAGAACACCACGGGCACAGGCGTCGCTGTCCCTGCTGGTAGCACCATGTGGGTATTCAATAACGGCACGAACGTCGTGAACGTCGTCACGTACATGACTGCCATTGCTGGTTCTAACACTTCCCCTTCCTACGCGTTTGCAGGGGACCTCAACACTGGCATGTGGTCGCCCGCCGCTGACACCATTGCGTTCAGCGAAGGCGGCGTTGAAGCTATGCGCATCGACAGCAGCGGCAACGTCGGGATCGGGACGACCAGCCCCGGTGCAAAGCTGGACGTGGTCGGGAGCGCAAGCTTTGGAGCCGCAATTTTAACCGGTACCGGACTTTCAACCGGTGATGCTCAACTGGAACTTGGCGGTAACCGCACCGGCTCCGGCCTTGCATATATTGACCTTCACGCCATTTCTGGTGGTGACTTCCAAGCCCGCCTCATCCGTTACGGCGGGGTCAACGGCGGCCTTGACCTTATCCAGACCGGCACGGGTGGGATGGTCATCACTAACGAGGGCAGCGCCGACACCGTATTCAAAACCAATGCCACCGAACGTATACGCATCACCAACGCAGGCAACGTCGGGATTGGGGTGACTTCCCCGCCGCAGCTTCTGGCTGCCGGAAACGCCACGGATCAGGTTGGCGCAGGCGTATCTGGCGCGGTCTCAACTGTGTATTTTGGATCGCCAAGCACTGGGTCTGGCGGCATTCGCCGTCTCGCCTATGATCGCGCCACTGGTAACTTTGATTTCATCGGCAACAGCGTTGCCAGCCCCACAACTCAGATGACCATCACTGCCGCAGGCAACGTCGGGATCGGGACGAGCAGCCCCGCCGTAAAGCTGGATGTGATCGGCGCCATCTACTCTCGTCCGGGCGAAGCAGCCGGTGCGGTCGCAGAGCTTACTGCGGATGCATCTTCCGGTGCCAATGGCATTTCGCTTATCGCCGGATTTACCAGTGGCGGCTACGGCCCCATCAAGCTGCTGACCTCCGCCACAGAACGTATGCGCATCGACAGCAGCGGCAACGTTGGGATTGGTACTACTGGTGGCGACTTTGGGCGCTCTTGGCGTCTTGTGGCCAAAAACGATCAAAACGCGATTACTAACATCGGCGTTATCAACGCCAACACCGGAGCTTCTGCGTCTGCTCAAATCAGCAAAATTACGGGTACAGGCAACAGTTTTGTTGACTGGGGACTGGCTGATAACAGCGGCTCGCCTTATGATGTTTTTTCCTACGGTTCAGCCGTTCAATATGTTTCGTGGGGTTTCGGCGGCTCTGAACGTATGCGCATCGCCAGCAATGGCTTTGTGGGTGTGGGCACTTCTACCAATAACGGTATTGATAAACTAACAGTCGCCGGCATCGTTGGAGCGGTAACATCAGGGCGCTGCGGTCTTCATGTCTATAACGGCGGCGCGACTGCTGAATGGTTCATTGGTCAGCCCAGCGCGGCAAACCCTAACCTGACCTTTAGTAAACTGGTTTCCGGCGTTTATACCGATTACTTTGTGATAGACACTGTGGGCGGCATCACATCCGCCGACGCCGCCGACGCCGTTGGCTACAAAGGCATCCCGCAAAACAGCCAGACGGCAACCTACACACTGGCCCTGTCGGATATGGGTAAGCACATCAGTATCACGTTTGGCGGTGTGGTTATCCCGGCTAACTCTGGCGTTGCGTTCCCCATCGGCTCGGCTGTCACGATCTTCAACAACAGCGGTAGCAGCCAAACTGTTTCAATCACCACCGACACACTGCGGCTTGCAGGCACTTCAACCACCGGGACTCGCAATTTGGCGCAGTATGGTATAGCCACAGTCATTAAAGTGACCTCTACTGTATGGGTCATATCTGGAGCAGGAGTAAGCTAATGCCCACTACCTACACTTGGTCTGTCATTCAGATGGACGCCTACCCGGAACTCGACGGTAATACCGATGTGGTCTTTACCGTTCACTGGACGCTGACCGGCACCGATGGCACTCACACTGCTGGTGTTTACGGCTCTGTCGGCGTGACGGTTGACCCGGACGCTCCGTTCACGCCTTATGCTGACCTGACGCAAGAGCAGGTGGTCGGCTGGGTGCAGAGCGCGCTGGGCGAAGAGCAGGTCGCTGCCTACGAAGCCAACGTCGCCACGCAGATTGCCAACCTCGCCAACCCACCTATCGTAACCCCACCGCTGCCTTGGAAGTAACCCTGTGAGTGGTATCCAGATGGCATTATTGGGCACGGCCCAAGGGACGTCGATTAGCTTAGGCTTCGACGCTAACTTCGTAATGACCTCTGATGGTACCGCCCCGTCGACTCAACAGGCCAGCTTTACCTTGGGGACCAATGCTACCGTAAGCTCATCAGCGGAGACCGTAACCTCGGCAGCGACCCGTTGGGGTTCGCCCACTACTGCCGGTATCGGAAGCGATTTTGAGGTGCGGTTAGAAGTCTCAAGTTTGACCGTTGAGGCGAGCGAACCCACATTGGTCCAGTTTGCGGGGGTCAACGTCACCGGCCTTGGAAACACGGCGTACTACGCGCTCTCGTCAGCGCGCTCCCTTGTGGTGCAAGCTACGTCGAACCCTACTGTGGGGAGTAGCGATTTCACGTCTATAGGTGGCACGGTACGCATCCGAGAGATTGCCAACACCGCCAACGAAACTACCGCTACGTTCAGCCTGCTGACCAACGCAGACGTGTAAGGAGTAGTAGGTGCCCTTCATCAAGCTCCAGTTTAAGCCGGGTGTGAACCGCGACCAGACCGACTACTCCAACGAGGGCGGCTGGTACGAGTGCGACAAAATTCGGTTTCGCTCCGGCTACCCGGAGAAGCTTGGTGGCTGGGTCAAGTCTACGCCTACCGCGTTTGACGGCGTCTGCCGCCAGATGTGGAACTGGATCACGACGTTCAATGACAACTTGCTGGCGCTGGGCACGAACGACAAAGTCTATATTGAGAACGGCGGCTACTTCAACGACATCACGCCCTTCGATCTTGCGCTAGCAGGGTCGAACACCTTTGCGGTGATTAACACCCAGAAGCTCGTCACGGTGACCACGACGACCGCGCTTCCTTCATGGCTTGATACCGGCGAACCGGTGCTCATTGCCGGGTTTGCATCTGCTCTTGGCGGCATCCCCATTGGTGAGCTGAATGGCGTTCGCACGGTTACGGTAACCGGGGCCAATAGCTTTACGTTCGTTACAACGACAGCTGCTTCGTCCAATGCGTCCGTAAGTGGCGCGGGATATACGGTGCAAACCGAAATTGGTCCGGGTAACGCCATCTCGGTTACCGGTCTCGGCTGGGGTGCGGGTAGTTGGAGCCGAGGCGCATGGGGCCTCGGGGCTACCGATGGAGGTATTAAGCTACCGCAGAGCGACTGGTGGTTTGACAACTTCGACAATGACCTTGTGATGAATATCCGTAACGATGCACCTTACTGGTGGAGTCGTGGAGCGAGCAATGACCCTTCTGCTTCACTGGCTACACATGCGATAACGCTTCAAGATTACGCGACAGCCGAAGGCTACACAGCAAGCTCGGTCCCCGTGCGGGTTATGCAGTTACTGGTATCACAGCAGGACAGACACCTCATCGCCTTTGGCGCGGTGCCGTTCGGTTCCACCGCCGGGGCGGACTTTGACCCTATGCTTATCCGCTGGGCTGACCAAGATACTCCGGGAGACTGGACTCCGTCGACGACTAATACTGCCGGTGACCTCCGTGTGTCTCGCGGTTCTAAAATTATCCGCGCGCTGCCGACCCGGCAGGAAATCTTGGTCTGGACCGACAGCCACCTCTACACGCTCCAGTTCCTCGGGACGACGGACGTCTTCGGTATTCAAGAATACGCTGACAGCATATCGGTAGCCTCCCCGCGCGCCATGGCTTCGGCGGCCAACATCACCTACTGGATGGGTCAGGACAAGTTCTACGCCTACACAGGCCGCGTCGAGACGCTACCCTGCACCCTGCGTAACCACGTCTTTATGAACATCAACCGTGACCAGCTGGACCAGATTATCTGCGGTACCAACGAGCAGTGGAATGAGGTCTGGTGGTTCTATCCCACGGCGGACAGCAACTATAATAACGCCTATGTGGTCTATAACCACCTTGAGCGCCTCTGGTACTACGGGACGATTGACCGCACCGCGTGGCTCGATACCCCGCTCCGTGGATACCCGCAGGCTACGAATACCCCAGTTACGCTTGATGGTGTCACCGCTACTACTGGTCCCGGATATCTCTACAGCCACGAGAACGGCCTCAACGACGACGGTGCTGCGATGGTCAGCTACATCCAGTCGTCGGATTTTGACCTTGATGACGGCGACCAGTTCATGCTGACTCGGCGTATCCTGCCTGACGTTGGGTTTGAAGGTTCGACGGCGGCTGCGCCGGAAGTTACCCTTACCGTGCGCCCGCGCAACTTCCCCGGTAGTACGTTCAGCGCAGACGCTGCGGATACGCAGCGTGTTATCGAAACTTCGGTTGGCGTCTATACCGATCAGGTCTTTGTCCGCGCCCGCGCCCGCCAGATGGCACTTAAAGTGCGTTCCGAAAATCTTGGTGTGCAGTGGCAGCTTGGCGCACCGCGCCTTGACGCGCGTCCTGATGGTCGTCGCTGATGGCTCTTACTAAGTTCAGGGCGTCACCCCTACCCAACCCCCCGGCGCAGTACGACCCGCAGTACCTGCGACAGCTTATCCGCGTCATCGAGACTTACTTCTCCCAGCTGGACAGCAACACCCCCAACTACGCGCAGTCGTACACGGCGGACACTTTTAACGGCATCGCCGCTACGAAGCAGGTCACCACGGCGGAGAAAAATGCGCTTACCCCTAGCGCAGGATGGGTAGTATTTGATACAACGTTGGACAAGTTATGCGTTTATAGCGGGTCCGCGTGGGAGACCGTGACTTCTGTTTGAGTTGAGGCTATAAGCGTAGCCATAAGGTAGGAACGACGGCCTATGAACGTACAGGCAATGCCGCCGATTAGCGCGTCAGCGAACAACACGTCCGTTGCGGGTCGTCCCCCCATGCTTGGTACTCCGGTGCCCGGTACCGCTGGTGGCCTTCCGGCGCAGGGCGGCTTATCTATTGCCAAGAACCCAATGGCCGAGCAGCTTCGGAGTTACGGACGCAACGGCGACTCCATGCTGGTCCACATGACTCCCGGCGAGGTCGGCGGTCTTCAACAACTTGCCATGGCTGCTGGTGGTTCTCTGACCATCAACCCCGACACCGGCCTACCCGAAGCAGGCTTTTTGGGTAAGCTTCTGCCGACCATCCTTGGCGCAGCCCTTGCCGCTACTGGTGTCGGCGCACCCCTTGCTGCTGGTATAGTCGGTCTGGGTCAGACCGCGCTCACTGGTGATATCGGTAAGGGGCTTATGGCGGGCCTCGGTGCGTTCGGTGGTGGCTCACTTGCTGGTGCTGCTGGTCTTGGTGGGGCAATCTCCAACAACGCCTTTGGCGCGCTGGGTAGTAAAGCAGGGATACTGGGCGCAAACATGGGTGCCGGCGCTGGTGCTGGTGCTCTTGGTGCTGGTAAAGCGGCAGCGTCCAATCTCCTACCGGGCGATGAAATTGCTATGCGGCTAGCGGAGGCAAAGACGCAGGCGGCGTCCAACCTCCTACCGGGCGATATGCTCGCTGAACAACTTGCTTCTCAAGCCACATCTCTACCCATTCCGGGCGATATGCTCGCTGAGCAACTCGCTTCTCAAGCCGCTCCCGCCGCCGGTGGTCTTGGTGTCACAGCTCCAGCAG